CTCCACCTATAGTATCAATCACTAAATTCTTTATAGTATTATTTGTTGTTTCTGTTACTGATGTTGCAAATTTTCTAATATCAGCTTTTATTAATTTTTGAATTTCTTTTGTCAGTTCCATTTGCATTTCAACTTCTAATAATTCAAATGCTTCATTACCTGCTTCTATATATAATTCAGATAAGAATGGAAATTCAATTTTTAATGTTCTTGCTATTTCAGTCTTCTCATCTAACTTTATTTCATTATATATATCATTAGATGCTGATTTAATTAGTTTACTTTTATTTAATTTACCAATAACATATTTTCTTTGCTCTCTGAAAATTTCTATTTGTCCGTCTTTTACTTGTTTTAGATATTTATTGAATAATGCATCTTTCTTGACCCAAACTTTCATCTTATCCTCTTCTGTTAATTTTCTTTCTATATTGTTATTCTGTAGTTTTTTCTTTATTCCACATTTTACTTTATCAACCATTTCTTTTCTTATTTTTTCTATTTCCTTTTCTATTTCAAAATATGTTTTGTTTCTAGCCCTCATTGCCTTTATTCTATCCCCATAATTCTTATTATCTTGATTAGTGTCTACTGTAGTACCTAATGCAACTACATTCATTGGCATATATATGACATCACCGCCATCTACTGGCTCTAATCCTTCTTTTTCTCTGACTTCATTTATCGTCATCCAACCAGATTTTAATGCACTTTCGTATTTTTTTAATATCATTTCATCATCTTCTGGAACTGGACTCACAAAATCAAAAAACATTCTTTCTGTTCCCGGAAAAAGAGGTAATAAAAACTCATTCAATTGTTCAATGAGTCTTGTCATTTTTGGTTTGATTGTAAATCTTGAAAAAATATAATATGCCGCTTTTGCTGCTGCATATTGGACGCCGTCTGTTTGTGATAGAATAGCTTTTGGGACTCTGAATATTCCTAAAATTTTATCTCTTGAAAACTTTTGTTGTTCAAGAAAATCCATATCCTTCTGTGTTGATGATAATTTTTCAAATTCCATATCACCAAAAAGTACCATTGTTTTATGAGAATTCTTTAATGATTCATAATTTGCTTTCAGACTTTTCTTTAACATTTCTCTCTGTTGTTCATCCATCTGTGACACCTTAACTTTCAATACTGAATCTGGGTGTGCTGAATTTTGATAAAATGTTTTATTCCATTCTTCAGAATAATTATCAACATCTACTGATGTGCTAGCCATCTCTAAAGTACCAAGACCACGAAATGGCTTGGCTGGATTTGGATATTTTATGAATATTACTTCATTGGTTTCTAATGGTATTTGTTTACCATTACCAATATCATATTTATATCCTGCTATTAACTTTGATGAGTCTATGACTAATGATATTTTATCTGGTCTTAAAAAATATATTGCCTTTACTTTTCCATTCTGTCTATCAATAAACCAAGGGCTTTCACCACATAATTCTAGATAAGATTGTGTCAACCAGAAGTGGTCAAATTTTGTAGTATAATTATTTACTTTATATATCAAATCTAAGAGTGGGTGCTCATGAATTTCTTCTACTCCTGAATTTGTATATTTATATAGTTTGATATTTATGGATGCTACTTCATCAGATATAGCATTTACACATGCACCAACCCATCCTCGCATTTCGTCTAAATATTTTTTCCCCTTCGCTTGTGTTTGCCCAATACTATCAAAACCATATGCTTCCATACCGGTTACTGATTTTGGTTGCTCTTGCTCTGATTCTTGTTTGAATAATCTTAATAAATTTTGCAAAATCGACATATAAAAAACCTTTATCCCATTAGTTTTAATCCCATGAGATAAAGGTTTCGTGTTTTAATATATCTTCCTTAAAAAATATACACTTTGCCTATTATATTAAATTTTATATTATATACTATAATTATATAATATTTCTCAGAAAAAGTCAATATCTAAATAATAGTTAATATTAGTGATTTAAAATTGACTAAAATAGAATTGAATATTTTTGATGTTAAATTTCTCAATATCTTGAAAAGTATATATTTTTTTACACTTCTGACACTTGATTTCACCATCTTGTAAGAATGGTTTATTTGTTTTAAAAAGTATTGTTCCATTATCTTTACAGTCGTCACCCGGACAATGCCAAATATATTGCATGTTATAAATATTATATTTTTATTTACTCACATCGCCGATAAGTTTTTTATATTCCTCAATACTTTTTTCGATAGACCATAGTTCTTTAAGTTCTTTAGTTCTTATTTCAATCTCTTTTATTCTTTCTTCACATTTAATGAATCTATATAATTGTTCACTATTTTCTGCTACTGGCATACCTATTGCCCAAGCAGTCAGTGTTTTATTATTACTTTTAAATTTCCATCTACCATAATTTCCATGAGGATTAATAACAAAATCTGACCTAAGTATATTCTGGTTAACTGTATCTGCATTCCATTTTATGTTCTCAACATTTATTTTATCACTATATATATTAGGTAAATTAAATTGACCATCTGATATTACCGATAATTCTAATTTATTTTTACTTAGAATAGATAATACTGGTTTTATTATTTCAAAATTTTCACTATATCCATACCAACATACTTTTGTCGCATCACCATTATGTATTTTCTTTTCTTTAAATTTACTTAAATCAACTCTATCCGGAATACATAAAACTGGCTTATCTGTTATTCTTCTCAGTGCTATCGCCAATGCTTCGGTAGATGTTGTTACTGCATGACATAAATCAATCATCTCTTTAACTCTATATTGCCAACTTAGCCAATCTGGGTCACATAAGTCAAGTATCTTTATACCATTAAATGTTTTTGCGTGTTCTATAAAATATGCTTTCTGATAGATTACCACATTATATTCTTTACCCATTTTAAATAGTTCTGCTTCTGACCAATTATCTACTAGCCAATGCCCCCTGATTCTAGATGACCCTAGATTTTTTCTTCCATGATATTGCTCAAATGTGAGAACACCGACATTATAATTTTTATTCATATTTATTTATGCTTATTTTTATAATCATCAATGACGTATTCCATAAATTCTCTCCAGTCTTGTCTATATCTATCTCCGCTGAATTTTTCTATAGCTGTCTTCTTTCCTTCTTGCCCTATTTTAATAGCAGTCTGATAATCATATATTAATCCCTCAATCATATCTGCCACTAGCTTTGGATTTCTAGGCATGAATAATCCATTTACTCCATTAACAATAAATTTATCTGCATCATGCCAAGGTGTTGTTATAACACAACAACCAGAAAACATTGCTTCTGTTCTTCCTCTACTCATTGGGGCTTCTTTCATTGGATGAATATATATTAAACTTCTACCAATAAATTCTCGATATTCTTTGAAACTTTTGAAATTAACATCAACTGTAATTTGACAGAATCCAATATCTCTATCTTCTAATTCTTCTCTTATTCCTCTTAAAAAACTTCTATCATAATACTTATCTAATCCTGCTGGACTTAATGTTGTTATCACTCTTGGTTCTTTAGGTAAATCAAACCACTCTTCTTTATCTTGTCCATGAATAATTGCTGTACCAAAACCCCATTCTTCTTGTGCTCGATGTGAATTAACTATCATATAATTATCACCAACTACGCTCTTACAGAAATCTATTAATTGCCCACTCATTCCTATTTGTTTTTCTGTATAACCCAAAGATTTATAATTTTCTTTCTTGATATTACAAGGAAAATTTTCAGGATAATATGGTGTACCATGATTTATAACTATTTTTGGAATATCTTTTATCACGCTATTAAGTTCTCGATAAACACTTCCCTTTCCTCTTTCCCATATATCTTCATCAAAACATTGTTGGTCTACATGTAATAATGCGATATCATATTTACCAGATTCATAATGTGGTACAGTATTAATATTGAATTTGCCCATCATATCACCTCTAGGCATTTCATTATATTGTCTTTTATATTGTGCTAGCCAAGTCCATTCAGTATCAGGCACTTTATAGAGTTCATATTGATGGGCCAGATGCCAAGGATGATTAAGTATTCTTATTTTTTTCATATTTACGTCTTATGAAATTATTGCTTATATTTAAACTATCAAATGTTCCAGCATCTGACCAAAATCCTTTAACTAATTCACACCTTAGTTCTTGCTCTTTTAGATAAAAATTATTCAAATCAGTTACTTCTAATTCACCACGTTTAGATGGCTTTAATGTTCTTATAAATTCAAATGCTTGATTATCATAAAAATATAATCCCGTTTGGGCAAAATGTGATTTTGGTTTTTTGGGTTTTTCTTCAATGCTTATTACTTTATGTCCTTTGCCAAATTCTACTACACCAAATCTTTGTGGGTCTTTAACCATTTTAGCAAAAATGAATGCTCCTGTTTTAAAATTCTTTACTGATTCTGAGAAATCATCATCGAAAATATTATCCCCCAATATAACTGCGAAGCTCTCACCATTAACAAAATCTTCAGCTAGTTTTATTGCACCAGCTATTCCATCTGATTCGTCTTGTATTCTATAGGTAAATGTTGCATTGAATTCTTTTCCTGAACCAAGTAATTCAAGAAAATGACCAGCACTCTCTTTGCCACAAATTATAAGTATATCTTTTATGCCAGCAGTTATTAATGTATTAATTGGATAATAAATCATTGGCTTATCATATATTGGCAATAAATGTTTATTTGTTACTCTTGTTAGTGGTCTGAGTCTTGAGCCAGTACCACCTGCTAAAATTATTCCTTTCATATTTTTGTTTTAGTGATTTATTCCATTATACATTTTATATAATTTGAATTTCATATCAATAATATTTCTTCTTCTTTCTTTTCCTTTACTTGCTTTCATTAATTCGATTGCTTGTGCATCTTCAAGATATACAAATGTTCCTCCTTGATTAGTCCATCTAGTTCTTATTTCTTGACTCATACCACCATAGGCATTTATTCTTTCACAGAACATACCGAATGTAAAAAATTCTTTTCTCTCTATAAAACTAAAATTCTCAACAAAAGTATTTTTATTACTTCCTTTATTTCCAAAGAACCATTTCTTTTGATTAGTATCTTTTGTTATTTCTGCACCATTTAAAAATACATTAATCGAATCTTCTTCTAACATTAATCTACTATCTAAAAATAATAAATATTTTCCAATAGACTCTATAGCACCTAAGTTTCTAGCTTCAGCTAATCCATAACCCTTATTGCCAGTAAATAATACTTTAATGGTTAAATCTGAATATTCATTTCTTAGTTCTTCTTCTGATTCTGCTAGCTTTATAATATTATCTTTATTTTCCTCTTCATCAAATATTATTATTGTTTCTATATATTTATAATCTTGTTCTCTTATTTTTGATAATGACATTTTTAATTGTTCTATTCTATCAAATGTAACTGGAATAATTATGGATATTAAATCATTATCATCGTTCTTTAATTCACTATATAACTTGCTATACCCATATGCCATTTTTTCTTCTGGCATATTCTTTATTGTTTCCCAAGCATTTTTTCTCAATGTCTTCCTTAGTTCAGAATCTTCCATTAATTCTTTTATATTGTTTTTTAATTTATCATAATCTTTAAATGGTGTTATAAGACAATTATATCTATCTTTCCCAATATCATCTGCCACACCATTTGGTGTAGTAACAATAGGAACACCACATGCCATTGCTTCTAAATATGGCATTGTTCCTTCTTCATACCAGTCTTCACTATTACCAACAAAAATAGTCATATCATTATATGCCATTCTTCTTTGACTATCTGGACAATCGAAATAACTGAAATCCATTATATCAGTATAACCTGCTTGTATTATTTCATCCCAATAACCAGCTTTATCGTGCTTACCCATTATCTGTAATTTATAACCCAATTCTTTACATGCTCTAGCTATTTCTTTTAATCCTTTCCATGGAACTATTCTACCAACATATCCAACTTTCTTTTCTTTAGGTTCGATATCATTATAATAAAACTCATCTAAATCAATGCCATGGTTTATTACTTTTATATTTGCCTCTAGTTGGCCACATTGTTCTACTAAATATCTTTTACATTTATTAGTATGAGTAACTAAATAATCCACTCCATTAGCAAACCAGTCATAACTTCTTAATGCTTTGGTTCTTTGATTATGGTGTGTTAATATTATTTTTTTACTTTTTAATTCTGGTATAGCATCTAATAATTGACTACAACTTCTATAGAATTCAAAATGAATAATATCTGGATTGAATTCATTAATTACTTTTCTAAATTCATCTTGTGTTCTTTTCTCTCCTGCATCTCTTGGATGAACATAATGACATCTCCAGTTGATGTGTGGATTGTGTTTTATTTTTGCACTTGCTAACCGGTCTATTGCCCACCCATGCACATCTGGCACTATTAAAATTTTCATAAATTATCTTTAATATTTTTTAAAAAGAATGGAAAATATATCATCTGTCCTTCTATGTTTATTATATAACAATTCCAATCTACTAATATTTTTTTAGGTATAAGTGTTTTTCTTTTACCGCATTTACATTCAAATAAATCACCAACATATCCATTATCACCATATACACCAGCGATATTTTTATATTTATGAATGTGAAAAAAATTAAACATTTATTTGTAGATATTAATTTTTAATTTATATGTATCATCTTTAAATTCAAAATCATTGAATCCAGCATCTATTAATATCTTTTCTAATATTTCTTTTGTAAATATCATTCGGTGTATATCAAATTCATGTTTTTGTGCTCCAGTAAAACTATATAGCCATCTTTTTGGATTTATCTTCGCTTGTCCTTTGCATGCATTACAATTATCATCAGCTTTAAATATTCCACTTGAGTCTCCTTTCATTGATTTGTGAGGAACACATTCGCATATTTGTTTATTGATATAATATTCCATTGCTTTACCACAATCAGGAACTTGAATATGTAATTTTCCTTCTGGCTTCAATATACGATAACATTCTTGTAAAATTTTTAATGTATTATGAAATGATATATGTTCTAATACTTCAACCATTTGTATTTCATCTACTGAATTGTTATTTAATTTAAAATCTATTTCAGTATGATTATTCTGTGGATTTCTTCCATCATAATATCCTATTTTAGTTTCATCATATATTTTATTAAAAAAAATATTCTTTATATTATTTTTTGATGTGAATTTAAATGGTACTATATTTAAATCACAGATTAAATCTACATTTGGTAAATCTAATCCATCGACATTAATCCAATCATCACCAATTATTTTATTGTTACTCCCTAAGTTAAGTTTTATACTCATATTATTAATTACAAATAAGTGAAGTCAATATCAAGCTATTATTTATTTTCTAATATAATTTTCTAATGATGGTGTAGGATTTTCCATTTGGTATTTCCAAGGAACACTATTATCATTATCTTCTGATTGATTATCTAACCATAGCAACCAGTCTGCTAATCTAAATTCTAAATAATTATCATTCCATACTGCACTCTTTACTAAATCTTTTACATTTTTATTTTGTTTTGAATCAACTATTACTGCATCAATAATAGTCAATACTTTTCCAAGTATATCTTTTCTTGCTCCATATACTTCACTATATATACCAGACCATACTTCTTGTATATCTCTATGTTTTATTTCTTTTGACATAACTTTTTGTTAAACTTAACTTGACTTCACTTATTTATAATTTAATCATTTTCTTGGGCTTAATTCAAAATATATTAAATCATTATTCTGCTCTAATTTTATTTCATTCCAAGGTAGTACTCCATAATCTGCATATCTAGGATGAGATGGTCTATTATTCATTGCTAAATTATCACCACAGATATAGACAAAACTATCTAGTATAAAATGTCTTTTATGTGTTATATCCATGAAATCAACTCTTGTTCCTGCTACTGGAACATGCCCATTTATTGTCCCATCTTTTTTCAATACTCTATGTAATTCATTTAATGCAAATATAAACCCATCTCCTAAATGTTCTAATACATTATCAATTAGAATATTATCAATAGAATTATCATCAAATGGTAATATATCCTTTTCTATATTTAAAACATAATCGACTAATTTATTTCTTTTTCTATCTATATATTGAGTTATATCTATATTCGTATATCCTTCTTTTTTTATTCTACCGCATCCTATATTTAGATTCATATTATTTATCTTTTGGTTTCCATTCTTTATATTTCTTTTTAACTGGTGGATATACTAATCCATATACTAATGAATAAAAATCTACCATTTCTATTTTACCATGAGATACATTATGTAACCACTTTTTAATACATTCAGTTTCAAATTTTGTCATCTTATATCTTTTAATAGTAGATACTGATTTATTACTTATCTGGACTCATTATACAATATACTTCATATATTTCACCATTATTATTTTTTACTTCTTTTAAATCTCCTGGCTGTATTATCCAATTATGATATCCATACCATTTAAATAAATCTTTTCTTCTGAACCAGTCGAACCAACATGCTGTAATATATTGTAGATGAACGGGCTTACTTGCTCCGGGCCATAATCCATAAGGCACATGAATTTCAAATTTACTATCTTTTTTTAATACTCTCCAACACTCATTCATTAATAATTGCGGGTCTTTTATATGTTCCAATACGTGATTACTCCAAATATAATCAACTGAATTATCTTTAAATGGTAGTTTTTCTATTTCAAAATTACATACCACGTTATGACCAAAATCTACCCTATCTATAAAAGTATCACATCCTTCATGTTTGCTATTACCACAACCTAAATCAATTCGCATAATTTTATTTTAGTTCTTTTCTTGATTTAATTTTTGCCAATAGAATATAAGAATAATTTGCTAAGTCTAATAGAGTATCTTCTATTGATTCATCTTTAACTTGTGCTTCACATTCCAATAGATTACCAATACGAGTCATCTTATCACACATCCTAACTAATATGCCTCTTTCGCTTGATATATTACATAATGGTTCAACTGTATCGAAATTTTTAAATGGATTTTCTTTACTAGCATAATCTGCACTTTTCATTCCCATTAGTGCTAATCCTTTAGCTTGGCTTTCTTCTATGAATTTTAAATATTCTTGATTATTCATTTTGTTTATATTTATTAATTAAAGTAACTATTTTATCTAAATCACTTTCAGTTAATCCGATATCAGTATAGAACATATCATCACCATTTAGTATATATTTAAAACTTTGTTTTATTCTATTCCATAATGAATCTGATTGTGCTATCATATTAATATAGAACATTTTACAATCATCAAATTTACAATAATCAAATTTTATAAAATGATTATCACCACAGTGACAATTAATTATCAATTCATCTCCACTCCTTTGGTCTATTTCTTGTATTTTATTTCCCATATACACCATCTAATAAATCTAAATCTTTATTTGAATCTTTTAGTAATTGATAATTAAACTCTTCTGCATATTTGATAAATTCTAATGTAGTGGCATTTATAACTTTCTTATCTTTTATTTCTTTATACATCTCTCTTAATGCGGCAAAATCTTTTATAAAACAATGACCACCTGCTCCTCTACCCCCTTGGTGAATTACATCTAGGTGTGTTCTACCAATTCTTTTATCTGCACCTAACATCTCTTTTAATTTATCAAAATCTAATCCTTTATCTTGTGCAATATCATAAAATATATTCATTGCCAATACTTTAAAATAGAACCAACAATTGCCCATATATTTAACAAATTCGGCTTCTTCTGCTTTAACAATACTTTCATATGGTGCTATTGGTAAAACATTCATAACCTCTATTGTTTTCTTAAATGATTCATTTGTATATCCAACAATATTTCTAGCAGGATTAGCCGCATCATGCTTTGCCGTCTTCTCAGTTAAAAACTCCGGACTATGTATAATATATCTATCCGGAAATAATTTTTGTATTTTATTTGTTGTACCTATTTTAACTGTTGATTTAATAACTATGGTCTGGCCAGCGATTGTATTACCTATAGCACTTATTAAAATACTATCATCAAAACCATCAGGAGTACTCGGTGTAGGAACGGCAATAAAAATAATACCGCATTGTTTTAGTTCTTCTCTATTTCCTCTATATTCATCATCTAACGAATATCTAACTACTCTATATCCTCGCTCTTCAAAGTTATCAGCATAATTTTTTCCAATCCATCCTTGGCCAATAAAACCTATTTTTTGTTTTAGCATAATTAATAATTTAATAATATAAAGGCATCATATTTTATTTTATATCCATTTCTTAATTCTGGATTAAATGGCTTTGTAATAAAATGCCAACCACTTTTTGTTTTATATTTTAATAATATTGTTGTTATATTTAATAATGTATCTTCACACTTTTTTATTTTTTCTTCATTTTCAGTATCTATATCTATTAAATAATTCATTTCATCTACACACATACTAGACATCAATGTACTGAAAAATTTATTTTGAATATTAAAATAAAAATCATTAATCTGCTCTTGTGGAAAATAATCAGTCTTTAGCATTAGATATTTAAATTCAAATATAACCTTATCTATATTTCTTGGATTAACACAAGAATAAATTCTAGAGTCTTTTCTTGTTTTCTGAATGTCTAATAATTCACCTAATGCTATTTTAAATTCTTCTGAATTTGTTGTTATTCTTCGTATTATATTCTTATCATTGAATCCATCATAATCGTGTCCATCTTGTTCTGTTCTATTAAGTAATAATAACATTCTATATCCATCTGTAAATTTATAAAATTTTTCAAATATTATATCTACTTCACTCATTTGTCATTTTTTATTATTCTTACTAGTTGTTTTATTTTATTACCATTTACTTTCATCTTTATTCTTTTCTTTTTTTCTCGTCTTTCTGCTTTAGTCTGTTTCATTTATTTTATCTATTGTTGCTTCCCATAAACTATCACATAATTGTCCATTAGTTAACCAATATATATTTCTTATATTATCATCTATTGTTCTTTTTGGTTTACCTTCTCTTATCCACATAACTATATTAGTCCAATCATCACCTAAAAAATCTATCATATCGACAATATTCGGTAATATCGTTGCATCTGGAATAATATTGAACTTGCCACTTACAATTAATTTATTTTTAGTTTGTAAATCTATTTTATTCCAATCGATAATATCTATTTGTTTTTTCATAGTTTATCAATACTAACTACATCACATTTTAATCTCATTCCTTTACAATAGTCTTTAAATTGTTCTTCAACCTCATTCTGATTTTTTCCCTTGAATACTCTTGCGTGTTCGTGTTCATCACTACTGAAGATTTTATAATTTACTTGGTACATCATAGTTCTTTATTTAATATATTTTTTATTATATTTTTAAATTGTTTTTTGGGTTTAAAATTTATTAATTTCTTAGCTAACTGTATATTAGCTAATGAATCAATAACATCACCATTTGGAATCGGTAATCTATTATATTTAAATGTAAAATCTTTATCATAACAAACATCTTTGAATATTTCATAGATATTAAATAATTTTATGCGTTCACTTCCACCTAAATGCACAGTATTTAAAAAACAATTATTTTCTATTAATTTTATAGTTCCATTAACAACATCATCTATATGTGTATATCCTCTTGATGTTTTTCCATCACCATAAAATGTAATTGGTCTATCTGCTTTTATTTCATTTATCCATTTATATATAACCATATCTGGTCTACCATTTTCTCCATATACTGTGAATGGGCGTATTATTATATATTCTAAACCACTTGATTTTACTAATAATTCACCTGTTACTTTTGTTATTGCATATAATCCCCTAGGGTTATACTCATCTGTTTCCTTTAAATTAGTGCCACCACCTAATACTGAACTACTACTATAAAAAACAAATTTATTTACTTTATATTTTTTAGCACAATCAATTAAATTTTTAACACCGGTGATATTTGTACTTATATACTCATCTGGAAAATCTTCACTTCTTCTAACACCAGCTAATGCGGCTAAATGAATAATAATCTCAAATTGCTTTGATTCAAATAATTTATCTAATTTAATTCTATCTCTTATATCATTTCCATCTATCAAATCATATTCCGTTATATTAATATTATCATTATATTTTGTCTTTAATTCAATAAGTAGTTTTGAACCAATAAAACCCTTTGAGCCAGTTAATAATATATTCATATATATTTATTAGCTATTTTATAAATCACTCTATCCCATAAAGTATCACATAAATATTCATTATCTACTTTGTCTAATTCTTTTTCGGTATATGGAATATAATCTATCCAATCATCATCTAAGAATTCAATCATATCTCCTATTGTTGGTGGTTCATCTATATATGTATCATTATCCATTCTATTACAAAAAATTGCCTTATGTATATCAGCTAATTCATCCCATTGTTCTCTTGTTATTTGTTTCTTCATAACTTTTTTGCCTTTATCATACATCCTTGCCAATTATGCTTATCATAATCTTTAGCCGGTCTCATACCATCTATATTTGATATATTTGTTCTTAATAATCTTGGTGTCATTTCTAATATTTCAAATCCTGTTTCTTCTAATAGTTTTTTTATTCCCTCTGGTGTATATCTTATATAATCTTGTTTTATAGGATTGTGTACTGGATATATAAAATGAGTAGATAAATATAATATACCTCCTTTTCTTAATAAATAAAATATATTATCTAATGCTTCAAATGGATTATACCAATATTCAGATACTTCTATACAAAATGCTACATCAAAATAATCTATATATTGCTCAAACTCTCTTAAATCTAATGGTATATTTAAATCACAAATAATATCTGGTTCTTCTTTGCATTCGTGTGGATGTTCTAAATCTAATATTTTATATTCTTCAACAAATAGTGATGTATTTTTTAATCGTTTTAATATTGGTAATTGGCTACCACCAATATCTAGAACTTTACCTTGTACTATTTTTATATCTCTAATCCAATTTTCCAATTGTTCTCTGCTATACGAGCTCATTTTTTTATCTTAATTAAAAATGGTGCTTGTTCCATATTGAATAATATAGCAACAAGAATTCTACAATAAGTTATAAATTCAAATAGCCAACCAAAATATGCCCATTGCCAACAATCTATTGCATCACATTCATCATCATTTTCATTTACTGTTACTGGAAAAAAATTATATATTGTTCCCTTCATTTTGTTACTTTAGCTATTATCATATCATATTTATTTACTCCAGGAATATCACTCAATCCATCTAATCCTTCTGGATTTTTACAACCATATGGCACTTTTATTATTTCAAATTTATTGAATCCTGCTTCATTCAAACAATAACTTAAAAAAATATCATTGAATGGTACCTTATGATGTTCACCATCGTGTTTACCTATTTGATTACCATATATTGCCATTGCTATTTCTGCATATGCATCTAAATATAATTTCTTATCTTTATGGAATTGTTTATCTAAATCTAAAAAATCTCTACACAATCCAACATAATCAATTGTCATTAGTGTCATTGTTGCATTAGGTTTCATTACTCTATATATTTCTTGTAATCCGGGAATTACTTCTCTTATTTTTAAATGTTCAATTACATCAATGAATAATATATAATCTACATAATCATTATCAAATGGTAAATTTAAAATATTTGCTTGTATAAATTCTGCATCATCTTCAATAATCACATTATTAAAAAGCTTATCTTCACTTTTTAATTGTTTCATATCAAAATAATTATCAACATTTATATAGCCACTTCTTAATCTTACACCGCAACCTAAATTTAATTTTATTTTATTCATTTATTTAACTATAATCATCACATTTATTACATAAAGAATTACAATCTCCACATACACAAATAGTATTATACTCTTTAAAAAATTTAGATGAACAGATATTACATCTATACCAAATACCAGTTTTGGTTTTTTCTATTATATTATCTGACATAATTAAATATCTAATCCCATTTTTTCTATCTTTGATTTATTCTTCTGTAGGTATTCGACATATTCTAATATCTGTGGCTCAATTGAAATTAATTCACTAAGTTTTTTATTAATTATATTAAGATTGTTTATTTTATCTTCTAATGTTTCTAATACTTCTCTGTTTCTTTTTTGTGGGTCTTTATCTTTCTCTTTTGCTAATGATTTTCTCAACTTATCCTCATTACCTAATTTTTGTTTTTGTAATTGATGAAAAAGAATATCCATTCTTACACTCAATAAATCTTGTTTCTTTTCTTTGATAATTTTTTCTATAAATTGAATTGTTGTTTCGCTATCCATATTTTTTAACTTAATATTTTATTAAAAACTTCTAAATATTCTAAGCTCATTTTTTCTATTGTTTTTATTTCATCGTAATTATTACTATCTGCTTCTTTTGTTCCTCCAATGTTATTCAAATGTATTGGTATCATTCCACATGCAATTGCTTCAATCACCGTATTTGGGTAGGCTTCAGCGAATGATGGATATAATAGAAAATCACATCTCTTCATTAGCTTTGCTGTATCATTTGGTGTTTTAGTTATACCCACATATTCAACCTTTCCATTTGTTGGCAAATCCCAATTATATTCTGGATGTTCAATATATATTTTTGGTACATTACCAGCTATTATTAGATGACTAGAATTATCTAATCTATATTGCATATCGAACCAATAAAGAGCTTCATCAAATCGTTTATTTGGATTGTCATTATAGTTTATATATAAATATGTCTTACCATCGGTCTCTCGTGCATCTCTATTGAATATCGAGGTGTCTACACCATTGTTTATAATGATTTCATTCTTATTATCTATAAAATATCCTGCGTATTCTTTACACCATTTACTTTGATATATAACCATATCTGCTTTATTTCCAAATTCAGTTAATCTCTCTACTGGACTTTGTCTTGTGTTCCTACTTTTTCTAGGAATATTATCTACTCTGAGTACTAATTTTTTACCTGCATTAATTGCATTATATATATCAGTCTTATCTATTGTAGTAATACCAAATATAAATACTATATCACACTTAACCCAATTATCTACAAATTCAACTTTATCTTTTAATCCTTTATATAGGTTATTTAAAAAAGTAAATCCACCACCTATCTTTTTTAAATTATCTTGTAAGTTTGGAATATATATTTTAATCATATTACAAATCAATACTGATTAATTTTTCATATTCTTCTACTACTGCATTTTCAATTGCATCCCCCAGTTCTTTTGAAATGGGATGAAAAATATTTATTACACTACTACCTGATTTTTTATTTGGATATGTTAATCTATATCCACCTTTCAATTTAGTATATATACCAATTGAACCAATATAAAAATCTTCATTTATAACACAACTTGCTAATGCTACTAAACCTTTTTTTGGTTGAATAGGAATAATATTAACCTCTGAGATATTACTTTTTTGTTTTGTCATTTCTTTACATTTAATTTTTAAATATATGTGAGCCGAAGATAGGACTTGAACCTACAACCTGATGATTACAAATCAACTGCTCTGACCAATTAAGCTACTTCGGCTATTGTACAATGTGCTCTGTTGCGGGGGTGGGATTCGAACCCACGACCTATTGCTTATGAAACAATCGAGATGCCAGCTTCTCTACCCCGCTATATCACCACCACAGTGATGGCCAATTTTCTTGTAACCAGAATATTGCTTCTCTCCATGCTCGTTCTTTTAACTCATATGCATAATTAGGTGTTAGTTCATCTTCTGCATTTTCTTTCTTTATTATATATTTATCCCAAATATCAGCATTTGAATATTCTCTTATTGCTCTTGCGTGTTTTTCAATTATATCAAAATCATCTCTTTCAATTATCTGACTTGCTATAGCTATATATTGAAATAATGAATTAGCAATAACATTTCCCAATGTAGTATTTAAACTATATGAATCACATCTACAAGTACCATATTTTATTCTATCATTTTCATTTTTCTTTTGTGCTTTACATTCACATCTAATATCTTTTCTTTCATTCAATATTCTCTTTACATATTCTTTATCTTCTTTTGATTGTTTTATTTCTATTTTTGATTCTTTCTTTTTAGTTGACATATACTTTTTTCTATTAATTTAATTGTTTCTTCTAGTGGGTCTTGCTCTTGTATTATTTTTATTTTCTTCTCACAATACTCTTCATCATTCCAACCATACAAAACATGTCTATTATATCCTTTACATATATTCTTTTTGCATCTATTACAATTCATTTTATAATGTTTGTAAGAGTGATAATAGAACCATACCAACCATTATACATACTATGATTTTTAATAGCTCATTTCCACATTCTCCTTTTTTCATAAATTTTTATTTATATACTTAAATAATATCTCTAAATTTTGCCATTGTTGGAACTTCTCAATTTCCCATCCGTGGCCCCAAATATGATAATAACCATCTTTCTTTTTTGCTATATTGAATAATTCTTTTGCTACCACTAACCAATGCTGATTATCATATTCTGGTCTATCTGGTCTTACATGTATTGTCGTGTGTTTTCTATATCTATCTATCGGGTCATCTATACATAATACACAAGTTGTTCTAGCTTCTTTAAATCCTGCCTTCTCAACCATTTTAGATGTTATCTCATTATATTTACCTCTAGGATAACAAAATGAATTTATTTCTTTCCCTATTAGTTGTTCTAGATATTCTTTATTTTCTTTTATTTCATTAAATTGATTTTCTTCAGATAATAATTTCATATCTCTCGGATGTGTTACTGTGTGTCCACCTATTTCGAAGTCTTTGCTTATTTCTTTTATTTCTGATTGTCTTAAATCATTATTAGTTGGTATATAAAATATCCCTGGTATATTATATTTTTTTAATAATGAACATAGATAATAATCATATTCGCTACCGTCGTCCCAGCTACTTTGTATAATCATAAAACAATTGTATTATTATTGAAATAATTAATGATAATATAAATAACCATATTATCATTTTCTTATCATCTCTCCAAAAAGTATCTATATTATATCCTCCCCTATATTTATTTCTTTTCTTAAAATCATATAAAAAATAATTATATTCTATTGATATGAATATTAAGAAAAACATTACTGTTGAAAATATAATCATATAATTATTTATTCATGGTTGGTGTCTTCTCATTGAAATTAACTTACGAAGTCGAAGTAGAGAAGCACTGCATTCCAGAGGACTAATCATTACGCGATATATTAGTCATAACTTCGTTGTTTTGGCCCACCGTCGTGTTATATAGCACACCAACTAAAAATAAACAATTAACTCATTCCCATTGTTCTTTTTAACGATTCTAAATCACTATTATATTCACCATTATATGCTTTTGATTCTATAGTAAATTTAACTAGTCCTTTATAAAGACTATTTAATGTCGCCATCTTATCTGCTACGTTTAAATTTGTAAATTGTGATAATGTCATATTAGTCTTGTTTAATATCCCCATTAAATATTTTCCATATATATTGTTTCCATTCTTCTTCTGGTCTTCTCAGATAATCTTCTAATATCTTTGCTAATTTTTCAAATCTAATATATCTTATCTCTGGTGCTGTCCATCTTGTGGCTGACATCATTACTTCTATAGCATCAAAAAATTGTATCTTCATATCCCAAGTCATTGGAACTTCTTTTTTTATTTTTTTTATTATTTGTTCAATATCTCTCATTGTTTTCTTATTTTATATTTAACTGCTTCCCAAAGTGCATCACATAATTTTTCATCATTGAAGCTATTATCGGTTGGGAGATTATTTAATATGACTTCCCAACTGCATTGGAAATTTATTGTATTTTTTAAATCATCTCCTAAAAATTCTATCATTTGCCCAATATTTGGTTCACATCTATCCATGACAAAATCACAATCTAGACCCTCTACTTCTCTCCATTTTTGATTTTCATAATCCCACCATAGGTCATAAAAAATATGCTTTTCTTCTATAGATAATTCACCGAATTGTTCTTTTGCTATGTATTGTTTCATATAATAATATTATATAATACTATATAAAAAAAGTCAATACCTATTATCGTCTTTCTGTATGTATTTCACATTCAAAACAAACTTTATTTTGTTTTATCTGCCAACAATTACAATATTGTTTGCATAGTGGGCACTTAACTAATAATTTTTTTTGTATTGCTTCTTCTTCTGTACATAGATAAATATTATTTTTATTATCTTCATAATAATCTCTCTTATCTATATAACCACATTTACAAGTTCTAACCCACATTACTGATGATGGTGCATCATAGCACTCTAATGTATTTTCACCACAATCAGGGCAAGTATCTATCCATTGTGTTTTGTCTCCCATAGTTTTTCACTACATTCTTCACAATAACATGAACAATGTCTCCTTTTATTTTTACATTCATTATTCTTACATTCTTCTTTATTATTCAATGCAAGAAATAATTTTTTAAGTATATTTATTTTATTCATATTTTTTATTTATATTTATCAAACAATGGAATATCTCTTTCTAATATATTACTATCTATTCCTCTAAAAAATATACCGCCATTTAAACCCCCACCGTATTCATCATCTACTATAAATACATCACCGATATGTTTATTATCTTTATATAATTCAGCTAGATATTTCATAATATTGTTTTTAAAAACTCTTCATAATATTCATCTAATTCTTCGTCTGTTAAGAAAAATGGGTCTGCCATTCTATTTATAGTAACCATATTCTTTTCATATGCTAACCATTCTAAAAAATTAAATATCATTTGTCCTTTTCTCCATTTCTTTGGTTTTTTTATTTTTATACTCATATATTATAAAGTAAATATTTCTGGTACACCTACATTTGAATGAATTTCTCTAGCTAGATTTGCATAATTAAATGCATGTCTATAATGGTCTGCTCCTGTCTTTAAATATTGAGCTACGATGTCACCGCTTTTATTTTCATTCTGTACTCTAGTTAGGTTTTTCATTTGCTCTTTAAAGTCTATATATATGTCGATATTCTTTGGTATTTCAATCTTCTGTTTCTTTATCATATTGGTAGACTTATCTAAACTCATTGTTCTACCAGTTGTTACTTTTAATTCTTCTATTTTGAACCATTGTCCTTTAGAAAAACCACTCGTATCTACATACCAACACATGAAATTATTTCCTTGAGCTCTTTTACAAAATTCTTCTGCGGCTCGTCCTTCAGGATTGCCATCAATAACTGCACACTTACTTTTATATTGTTCTGCTAATCCTACTAATTCATCTACTGTTCTTACTTCACCAGTAAATAATAATTTCTTTTCATCTACTATTACTATATGAAATGCTTTACCTACGTCTATACCCATAAAAGAATAATCATTCAATGCTGGAATATTATAATCTCTTTTACAAGCATCTAAATCTTTCTCTGTTATCTTTCCTCCTTTAGGCTCATATGTTAATCCTAATGACTGATTCATGAATTGCATTATCTCCCACTCTGCTTCTCTTTCACTCTCTTCTATTATGTCATTTAGGTCTAATAATGGACTATATAATTGACTGATGAAATATCCTCTTTTATTTTTATCTGGATATTTAGCAACCCATTGTAATTGACAAGTATATGGAACTATTTCTTTCTTACATCTACTACAATGTATTATTTTTTTTATTTTATCTATATTCTCCCAGAAGTCTAATACTTGCCATTCATTACAATGATTACATTTTAAATGTAAATAATGTTGGTCTGATTCATTGAATTTTATATCTATACCGAAATTTGGAATTGTTGGAGTACTGCCATATCTAATCCATTTTCTTTTACTATGCATCATTCTTTTCTTAAAATATGGAATACTTTCAATCATCATTCTGTCTAACTCATCTACAAATACAGCATCAGCAGAAACAGAAGTAATTTGTGTCGGTTTATTTGAACCTCTAAAATAAATAAATCCTTTTGACATTCTTTTTAATCCCACCTTATCTGCCTGTTTTTTCATTATCTTCTTTGCTCTACCTGAAACTGCTGATAAATATTTACTATTATTAATAGGCTCATCTAATCTTTCTTGTACTAAATCAGCTACTGTTCCACTGGTAGGAAACATATATAATGAATTTTCTCTAAACTGGTCTGGTATCCATAGTGCTTCAGTTAATAGTCTTTCAGTAATACCCGCTTGAGCTGACTTCTTATATGTTATGTCTGGATGTTGGTCTTCATATAATCTTTCAACGTATGTATGATTACCACCATTATATTTACCAAGGTCTAGTGGTTTACCTCTAACTGACCAATATTTTTCAACCCAATTCAAATATGATTCATATTTATGGCTCTTCAGTTTTAGTTTCAGATTCTCCAGTTCCAGTATTTTCTGTTCCCTCACCTTTAGCATCTCTAACCTTTGCAATTCTTGCTCTAAGTTCTTCAATGTGTCTATCGAGTTGTTCTCCATTAAGTTGCTCATAATTATCTCTTTCACTACCACCTTCATCGGTGCTAATATGTTGTGTTGATTTACCAAATACTCTGTCAAATAACGATTCTATTGCTCTCCAATCTGCTGGAATTGTTTTTATATAATAATAGTTATCTTCTACTTTACCTGATAATCCCCCTATCTCTTCTTGACTAGTTATTTCTTGTGCATGTTCATTAAAAAATTCTTTTATTTCTCTCCAATCAGTTACTATGTTATGTACTCTTTTCTTTTTTCCTTTTTCTCCCTCTTCTTCATCTACTCTCATTAAAAAGAATTCTCCTTCTGCTTGTAACATCATTGCCTTTAATAGTCTATTTGCCTTTGCCATTATAGCTTGATGTAATGCTTTTTCTACTTTTCTTCTTTCTAATGTTTCATTATTAGGTCGACCAGGTGGTCTTCCTGCATTAGGTTGATATCCTCCCCATGTTCCCATATATTTATTTTAAATAATTTTTTAAAGTTATGAATATAATAGTTAATATAATAACACTAAAGATAATTACAATTGGTATCCATAATGGGACTGTAACCCACCACCATGACCAAGTTATTGTATTAGTTAATTTTAATACTAAAAAGATTAAAAATAATATCATTTGTAATCCAATATTGTTACTAGTATATTTCATAAAGTTTATTTATCTTCTTTATCTTATTCTTATTAATTATTATATTTTCGTTTATATTAAATAAAAAAACACCCAAAACAGGTGTATGTTATTATATATACGTTCTTTTACTACTCTATTAGTATTTATTAGTTTTTTAATTGTTTTGACAAGCATTTTTATACATTCTTTTTTTGTTTTAATTTACATTTTTATTACTTTTGTTTATATTAATCACAATAACTCTTATTACATTTTGGACATCCTACTATATGTTCTGTTGCCCATTTTTCTGTTACTATATCTTTTTTACATCTATAGCACATTCCATTATTTGGTGCGAACATTGGATATTTTTTATTACTTTATTTTTATCATTATCTAATAACCATCTATTATATTCTTCTATTGTTTTTTCTGGAATATATTTACCTATTAATTGTTTTGATTTACATGAGTATAATCTATTTATCTCTTCTTCCCACCATTTTTTAAATTCTTCCCATTGTTTTGAATTTATATTATCCATATTATCTAAAATATTCATCTATTATCTCTAATGCTTTCTTTTCTTTATCTATTTTTTTATTTTCAAAATATTGTCTTCTTTCTAATTCTTTATATATAATATAAACTGGTTTAGTTTCTAATGGTATTGTTTGCAATAAGTCTAATATCTCTTCGTCTTTTAGTGTTTTTATTCTTTCTTTAAATGCTTCTAATTTTTCTTCACTATTAGATTCTAATGTCATTGTAGTGGTGAAGTTTATTTTGTTTTTATTTTCTTCTTTTACTATATCATCATTTTTAGTTACTATTCTAGCGAAAAAGAAGGTTATTATTGTTATTGCTATTGCAAATATTATAATTCTATACATAATTTTCATACTATTTATTTAATTATTTATCTTTCATAAATATTGCCTATTACTGCTATATATTCACATTCTTGCCAATCATCATAATAATCACTATCTATACATCCTAATCTTTTTTCATTTGATAAATATGCTCTATATGTTATATCTTCTTTTCTTATTATTGCCTTTTCTGTTTTATAATGTATCATATTTAACCACTTTATATATGCTATATCACTTTCATATATCTCTTTGCCGTTTGAATCATTCTTACCAGTATATTGCATTAATATATATCTATTGCTTACATTACTTCCTTTATCATCTATTAATACTCCATTTAGTGTCATGTTAGGTACTATATCAGTATCATAATATAACATTTTATTTTGTTCTTTATCGAATACTCTAAATTTTGTGTTATTAGTAATCATTTTATAATATCATTAAATGATTCCATCCACATTTTGGACAAGCTTTATATCTACTTGTTACTCGCCATAGTGAATATATAACTCCAGGAAATAATAAACATAACCATAATATAATTTCTATTACAATACTTCCTTTGGTTATTTTCATTGGTTTTTCGAACTCGTGATTACATAGTGTACATTTATACATATTTTTTTACATTATTTTATTGATATTCTTAAATAAATATCATACTTATATTTTCATCATCTATTGTTCTATTGCATCTACAATCATTACTACAATCGTGTACTGGGATTTTTATTTTTTTATTTTCTCTTGTTTCGATAATATCTAAATCTTGTCTTAGTCTATTTATATCATTATCTTTACCAGTCATCGGTGTTTTATGTTTAGTCGCTCTATGAAAACAATAATTTAAACAATCTTTTAGAATATTAATATCTTTATCTTCTAGTATATATTCTATTTTTTCTACTACTTTAATATTTTTCTTCATAATGTTTTGAATAAAAAATAAATTATCGGTAAATCAAATACTAGATGCACTAGCCACTCAATAGGATTAAATTCAGTGAATGATTTTTTTTCACCAAAAATAAATGGAGTAACAATTACATTAAAAAGATACATTAATATGTAAATAATTATATATATTCTCATATCATCTATTCAATAGTTTTTGAAACAATAGTCTAAAATAATTAAAATATAAATATTTTAATTCTCTTTCTTTATTCAATTGTTCTATTGCTTTTTCTTTAGTATATGACATAATATTATAATATACAATGTTCAGAGGAGAGGAGTAGGTTTTCCTCTATTATGAGACCTTATTCATCTTTTATTTTTGCAAATCAATAGAGCCTACTCTATCAATAAGGAGCTAATCTTAAGATTAAGATTTGTTGCTCTAAATTATACAATCTTTGTACCGAACCTAGGAGTCAGCACATCAACATCTTAACGCATAATTGGCTCATTAAGTTTATTTGGAGCCTCTCGGTAGTGATACCTTTTAGTAATGATTAAGTCATATACTCATAAACTAGCTACTAATTCCCTATGAATTTTCGCTATACCTTATCTACTCACTAATAGATTATTCAGTCACCTCTGAACATTATATACTATTTAATTTTTTTTATATTTTTTTCTTGTATAAAACATATATATTTATCAATGTTAATATTCTATTTAAATAATCCCCAGAACCAATTTATATTTGATTCAAAATATTTACAATTATTCTCTTTATTATCAAAATATGGATTACATCTATCATCGAAATATTCTCCATATACTTTTTCAAATCTTTTATTTAGTTTTTTTCCTGTATATTTATATTTACAATCTTTACAGTATATGCATTCTTTTTCTTTATTTAATTCTTCTATTAATAAATCTTTTGTTTTACTCATATTAATAAAAATTTTAATTTGTTGTAGACATATATTTATTTCTTCAATATACTAGAACTGCCAACTAGTTAGAGCTAAGGCAGTTATTGTTATGCGCAATTCACCAACTATTTAGTTTGCGATTTAAAGCAGCTGGCTTATAACCGATAAAAAATGGACAACTTATAATGGTTTAATATTTTATTTATATTTAGTCTCAATATAAATTAATATATTAAGACCTAACCTAATTTCCACATTACACTTATGACTTTATAATGAGGCTAAATATAAATAAATCCCCCATATAATCAGATTTTGGAAGAATTAACTTCGCTGGGATAATTATATTACGAAGAATAATACAATTATTCTGATTATTATATTTTAATTATATAATATTATATAAAAAATGTCAATACTTAGATATTATTTAATCTTAGTGATTATTTTATATAAATTTATTCAAATAATTTATTTTGATTCATAAAATTCAAATTCGGTCCGCTTGCTCGTCTCTTTTCTTCAAATTCTAAATTATATAATATATTCGCTAATGTTCTTGTCTTATATTGACTGCACGGTATCTCGATTTCATTTTCGATTCCACATTCACATTTCTTAATTATTTTTTCTGGTTCACCTGCTAATGCTGATATATTATATCCAATTTTTTCTATGAAGTATTTATCTAATTCTTTTCTCACTTCACCTGTTTTTGAAAAAATATTATCATCTCCATATTTTCCCCTATCACTTACATATAACTCACCATATTTTGTTCTTACTTTTCCCATCGCGGCACTTAGACACCAGCTACTTGAGTCAACTGAAAACCAAGGATAATTATTCATTAATTCTTCACTTGTTACAGCAAATCCGTGAGTTTTTATTTTTGGGTTATTAGAATCAGCAATATATTTAAAAATTCTATCCATCCACAATCTTTTTCTCTTTGTGCTATAGTCATTACTTGGACTTATTCCAATATAATCACATTCTTTCAACATTCTATCTAGAACCCAATCTGGCTCACCTTGATGAAATACGTGAATTGTATCAAATCCTTTGCTTTTTAAATATTGATAATTTTTCCACCCTTGCTCTGCCGCTTCAATTATTTGCTCCTCTGTTGGTTCTATACCTTGTTCACCTGGGATGACATCAATATTTACTGCTCTATAAATTATATCTTTATGTTTATTCAGAAATTCAACATATGCATCAATATCAACTAAATATTTTTGCCAATTCGGGTCGCCCTTCTTTTTATATTTTTGACTTAAATTCCAAGCAGTAAATGCACCAGAATCACAAATTAAATTTATATTATTGTGCTTCATTATATTACTCATTGACCACGGGTCTAAATAAGCAAAAGAAATAAGAATATTTTTAACATTACAGATAAGAAGATATTCTAAGAACATTCGTCCACTAACTGCATAAAATAAATTAAAATCTTTTAAACTATTCATTTTATTTTTTCTTTAAATCCCAAGAATTAATTAAAAATTTTATATCTTGTTTTTCTATACCTTCTTCTATATTCCATCGTTCAATAAGTGGTTTTATTGCTAAACTGCCTCTTGGTGCAAAATCACCATATACTCTGAGATATTTAGGATTTAATAATCTAATTAAATCATCTGCTATTCTATTACAGACATCTTCGTGAAATTCTCCGCTATTTCGAAAAGATACTAAATAAAGCTTTAATGATTTTGATTCTACACAATCTTCTCTCGGTATATATATAATTTCTAAAGCGGCGTGGTCGGGTTGCCCAGTCTTAGGACATAATGAAGTAAATTCATCTCTTGGTTGAATAAATGGTATTAAATAATTATTTTTTTGGTGTTGATTTTCAAATACTTCCAATAATTCTGGATTGACACCATTACATTCATATTTTGTTGATTTAGAACCTAATGATTTTAAACTTTTTGTATCTGACATAAAATTTAGATATTAAATAAATTATTTTGATTATAAATTTTGAATATTTTTTTCAATTGTTGTTGATTATTAATATTCTTCTTTGTACATATATCACAATATGTGAATGGCAATCCTTGTTTATTTTCACCGAGCCAAGTATATCCTAATTTTTCATAGAATTTAATAGCTGGCTTATTTGCATAAAATCGCATTATCTCAACTCTATCTCTCTTCATATGCTCTTCAATTCTATTCATTAGTTTCTTTCCAATTCCTTGACCTCTTGCTTCTTCTAATGTGAATATATGTCTTAATGTGCAGTGTCTAGGCTCTCGTATCGTGAATGTATAAAATGCAAATCCCAAATCATTTTCACTTATTACAAAGCAATTATTTCTAGACCAGTTATCTTCAATTCTCCAATCATATAATGCACTCTTTAAATGTGATTTTGATGAATCAGCACCACCTTTTCTTTCTTTTATTTGTTGTAATAATTTCTCTAATTTTTCTTTCATAATTTTATCAAGTCAAAAAATTCTTTTCTTGTATCAGCTTCAGTTTTAAAACAACCCCTCAAATCAGATGTCGTCATTGTTCCTCTTTTTTTCACACCACGCATTGATTTACATAAATGTTCACCTTTCATTACCAAAGCCATTCCTATAGGTTCAATTCTATTACTATCTATTAAAGCACTCCATAGATTATTCACGATATCTTGAACTAATCTTTCCTGTATTTGCATTTTAGCCGAATAATAATCAACGATTCTTGCAACTTTACTTAATCCTAAAATTTTTCCGTCTGGGTGTGGAATATATGCAAACCAATATTGACCGAAGAATGGTACCATATGATGTTCACAATATGAATAATATGAACCCGTATCAGTAATAATTTGGTCATATACTATTCCATCAGTTCCATTTTTAAATGTTGTTATTTTGGGTTTTTGTGTTTCATCATATCCTCTAAAAACTTCTAAAAACATTCTTGCCATTCTATCTGGTGTACCAATTAATCCTTGTCTGTCTGATTTTTCTCCGATTTCTTCTATTAGAGATTTTGAAATTTGTTCTAATTTTTCTTTATTTCTCATAATAATTCAGGTTGATAATTGGTATTATCAATTATGTTTAATTTTTTAAGATTTAATAATACATCTTGCCATTGTTTATCTGTATATAATGGGTCTTTCATATTCATTTTATAGAATGCTTCAGCTCTTTCTGTACAACTTCCACATTTTCCGCAAGGTGCTTCTTCTCCATTATAACACGTCCAAGTATCAATATAATTAATATTTAATTTTTTTCCTATCTGTAGAATTCCATATTTATCAATATTTTCATAACTTGCAATTACTTTCACTCTATTATATGTACCTAATATTGATGCTAATGAAAATGCTTTCACAAACTCATCTCGACAATCTGGATAAATAGTATGGTCACCAGCGTGAGCACCATAATATACTGAATCACAATCTAAATCTTCAGCAAATCCAATTGCAATAGATAATAATATACCATTTCGATATGGGACAACCGTTTTTTTCATATTGTCTTCTGCATAATGCCCCTCTGGTATTATTTCACTGTCTTCTTTTTTTAATAATGATGAGTTAAAATTTTGAAATATTGACGATAAATCAAATAATTTATGCTCAACATTTAATTTTTGACAACTAATTTTTGCTCTCTTTATTTCTTGGTCATTATGTTTTGAACCATAGAAAAATGTTAAAGCAATCACATTTTCTGATGAGAATTGATTCACTACATCATATAGCAGTGTAGTTGAATCCATTCCTCCAGAAATAATAACAATCTTTTTTTTCATTTTTTTGAATAGAGGAAAAGTAGTAAAAAGATAAGTCTAATTTTATAACTCTATATTAATTATTTATTCTTTATTTTATTAAGTAATTGTATAACTAATTGCTGTTCCTCATCTGATAATTGAACATCAATATAAGAGAATACTCTTATAATATGGTCAAGAATACCTGCTTTGTCCTTTTCGTGTGGAAATTCTACCCAACCACTTTCAATATCTTTATAGTAATATGTTGGTTGAGGTGAATGTGGTTTTTTATATACTACAGCACAATCTGATTCTGAAAACTTTTTTAATGTTGCACCACTGTCTACTAAATCATCTACTACTAATACTTCTGATTTATTTTCATAATTTTTATAATCTTCAGCACTTAGAATATTATCAATATTCAATACATGAGCCATTACAACTGCAGTTGCTATTCCGCCAGCTGGGATACCATGGATTGCTTTATACTCTTTTGCTCTATTAACATAATTGTTTTTAATGTGATTTGCTAACTCAATTGAGTCTTTTATTATTTGTTTATATGTTACAATCATACTCCTTGTCTATTGTTCCAGAGCAACACATGTAGCCTGGGACTAAAATTAAATTCATTTTTTAAACAATACTCTATTACATTTGGCATATTGTGCTCTTGCTCTTTTTTTGTTGCACCTTCTGTCATTATAAATACTCTATTTTCATCTATATAATAATTATCTATCATTGTCTCAATAAAATTTTCATCTTGTTTATCTGTATATACAAATTTAATTATATAATTAATATTATATGCTAAACTATCTAAAAATTTATATTCAATATTTTTCACTTCGTTTTGTTCTGGATTTTTAGGACTTATATTCCATTGACTAATAATTTCTAATAATTCATCAGATGGTTTTATTGTACCATTAGTTTCTATTTCTACCCATTCTGGGTCATATTCTCTAATAAGTTCTAGGATTTTATCTTGCTGTAATAATGGCTCACCACCAGTAATGCACCATGATTTATGTTTTCTTAATAATTTATCTAACTCATCATTTATCTCATTATAATTAATATTAGTATGGTATTGAGTATCACAGAACAAACAATGTAAATTACATCCTGCTAATCTAATAAACAATATTGGATGCCCTATTGTTGCACCTTCTCCTTGAATAGAATGAAATGCTTCATTGATATTTACTTTTATCATATTTTTATATTTCATTATTATAATATTCAATTGATGCTTCTGGTGATTCCCAAACAATAACTTCTGTATTTGATATTTGTAATTCTTCATTAATTCTATTTGTTAATACTTGTGCAATATTTTCTGCAGTAGGTGAATCACCTAATAAAATATAAGCACATCCCATCTCGAAAATAACATCTATTAATTTTTGATTTTCTTCACAATTTTTTAAAATAGTCTTATGGTCGAACTCATTAATTATTTTTTTAATATCTCCGAAATCAACTACTAATTTATTTTTATCTAATTCATTTTTTCGTATTAATACTTCTACATCCCAGCGGTGGCCATGGAGGTTCGAGCATAATCCACTATGAAATTCTAATCGATGAGCCGCATCGAAATGGTGTTTTAATCTCAATATGTGCATATTTTTATTCTTTTAATTATAATATTATTATATAGTATTATTTAAAAAAAGTCAATACCTTTTTTTATTAATAAATAGCTATTTAAATCATATATTGTAGTATCTTTTGTATTTATAAATTTTCCTTTCTGTAATATATCTAAATATTGACCATAAATATTTTTTATCGTATTATCAACTATTATTATGAATGTTCTTATATTTGTTTTTTCAAATAGTTTATTTCTTAAATATATTTGATTTTTATTTATTCCATAACCATTAAAATATTGAGATTTAAATTGATTATTTTTAAATTTAACTTCAATACATATATATTTATCTATTTCTTTGCTGTATACAAAAAAGTCTGGTGATTGAATTTGATATTTTTTATTTTTAAATAACTGATAAATAATTTGTTCGCCTTTCTTACCTAATTCAAATGTATTCATTTTTATTTAAATTAAATTTTAGCCACTCTTCTTGATTTATTTTATCCCCTGCACATTTACATAAATTATATTGAGTAAAATAATTACAGGGGCAAGTAAAACATTTTGAACAAACGCAATGTCCAATTTCTTTTGATTTTGATTGTACTATTTCTAAATTTTTATTCATAGATATCAAAGTTAAATGCTTTATCATCTATATATAAATCAGCTGGCATTTTATCAAATCTAATTGCATGATATACCACTTGATATTTATTGAGCCAATTTATTGTTTTTGTTGCCGATTCTTTTCTTCTTGCTGTATGAATTACTATAAAATTAGTTTTACTTAATTCATTTATTTTATCTATATTTTCTTGTATTGGTTTTGGTTCACTATTTTCTCCTTCCCATAATTCTCCACTACATAATACTCCATCCATATCTACACCAATGACAAGACATTTATCTCTAAAACTATTCTGTCCATCTTCTTTTCTTTTTTCTATAAATTTTTGTATATCCATAACTATTTTTTCTCTTCAATATTAATTTTATCTGCTAATTGTTTCGGTTCTTCTTTATTATTAAAATTTATTTAATTTTTCAATTATTCTATTATAATAAGCATTTTCATCTTGCTCTTCTCTATTTGGTTTTCGAAATCCTCTTAATAAACTAACTGTTGATTTTTGTGCTTCAACTAGTGCTATTAATAAGTGTTTTTCTTTTTTATCAAACATAATATTAATTTAATATTTTATCAATATAATCTTTTGCTTCTTTAAGTGTCCTGAAACTCGAATTCCATTCTATTAAATTTCCATGTAAATCACATACACAATACTCTTCCCAATTATTGAGATATATTTTATAATTGTTATATTCTTGATATGTATTTTCTTTCATAATTTTATTTTCCACATTCTTACACTATTAGATGGGATTTCATATCCTAATATTTTTCTTATTGCATTATCAATTTCTATTGTGATATGTGTCCCAGTTTCATTATAAAATACTTGATGAGAATATGCTAATTTTTCTCTTTGTTTTTTAGTTAATTTACGCATTTATAATATATTTTTATTAAATGCAGAAGGCTAGAGATTCGAACTCTAAATTATGGTTTTGGAGACCATCGTGTTACCATTACACTAACCCTCTAATTTTTAATAATAAATGTTCTAATAATAAAATATTTGGTTCTTTTGGTAATATACATTTACAATCGTTAAATCTATCATTTGTTTCCTCAAATAATTTCATCCACCTATCTTCATCATTCCATTCTGCAATCTCAATATATTTTTTAGCATTCTCTAATGGAAATGTTATTTTTGCTGTTTCTAATAGTTCTATTCCCATATCAAATAGAGAAAAGCAATGTCTAATGTGTTTTTTTATTTTGCTTTCTATAGATTTATTCTTAGTAAATTTATGATTTCTTTTTAAATACATCATCTGACCAAATGCATATCCACCAAATGAATTTCGTATTGCCTTCTCACTTAAAAATAACTCTTTATTTGCAATTATCATTCTACCATAATTATCTGAATAATTATATTCTGGTAAAAATAATAAATTAATCAAATTTGGATTTCCAGCTATTGCTAATTTGAAGAACTTTCCAATTTCATGAAAAACAAATTCTGCTTCACCATCTTTTGAACTACCAAAATCAATAGTTTCTTTTGTCTTTCTTAGGGATAATAATTTTTTATTATCTTCTATAAATATACCTCGATAATCATAATCAGCATCTTCATTCATAGCCATACCTAATGCTCTACTTCCTTGCAATCCCAATAGACAGATATTTAATTCATCTGGTATTATATCTATAAATTGTTTTTTCATTTTACCTATCTTGTTGTTATTCATATTCTTCAGATAATTTATATGTATTATCATCCCAATCATTGTGTTTACATCCAAAATGTGGATGAACTATCATATATACTTCCATTATCATATCAGCAAATAATTGAGCATCTTTGTCTTTATTTTTTCTTAATGAATATGTATCAGCCTCAAATCCCATATCAGATTCAATTATTTTACTTATTGCCCTTAATCTTTGTTCGGCTGTTAATGCCATATTATTTAACATAAGTATTATAACAATAAATTTTACAAATATCCCTACATTGTTTTTCATCCATATCTGGGCTATCATCACAGAAACAAACATCTAAACATTTATAATAGTCACTTTTTGGTACATTAGCTGTCATTTCAAAACTCTGTGATATTGTTAATGTCTTTTCTGGATATTCAGAAATAGTAATATTCATTTGTTTTGGTTCGTCCGCATTAACTGGTATTAATAGTAAATATAATATTACTAGTATCGTCAATATAATTAATATTTTTTTCATATGTTAAATTTAATAATCAAACTCATCAAATAGTGCTTGCTCCCAATACTCCCTTGAATTAAGCTCTAAACATTCATCACATACTGGAATACTATCATCTTTAGCATCAAATGATTTATTACAAACTTCACATTGAACAAGCATATTTTTATATTATTAATTATATTGAGCCCAGGAGAGGACTCGAACCTCCATTAATAGATTTGCAGTCTATCGCCTAGCCAATTTGGCCACCTGGGCGTTAGAAATCGCCATTTGCTACTTGAAAACAAGTTAATCCTAAATTACGCCACATCTCTACTACTTGAGTCCTATCATCGAGAATAAATAAAATATTATATAATGATTCTATTTTTTCTCTATATATTCTCTCTTTTATTATACTATCTTTTTCATTATTATCAATATCTCTCATAAAAAGACAAGTATATTTTATATTATTATCAGCTAACCATTGTTCTGTTTGTTCTCTACATATTCCATCTCTACCACTTAAAAGAATTGTATCTACACTATCTTGATATTTTTCTAATATATCAGCAACTGGTTTATTTAATTCATCATTCTCTACTTTCATCCAATCAAATGGTCCTCTATTTTTCATTTTTGCCAATGTACCATCTATATCACATATTATAGCAGTTCTTCTTTTACTTATCCATTTTACTGGTGGTATTTCTTTTTTTAAATAGGTATTATACATATTCATTATGACTTTTTTTCCTACTGGATTGGGTCTTTCCGAATCTCTTTTAATACATTCATTTACTGGAATATCGAAAAACTTTTCTTCTACTTCAACGTCAAGTCTATCTGCAATTTCATTTATTCGATTAATGTGTTTTTCTGCAAAATTAGTATCATCAATAATAATATTATATTTATTTACTAAACAATCAATAATAATATTATCTCTTATTTTTAAGATAAGTTTTTCATTGTCTTTACTCCAAATATTATTATCAATCATTGCTCTTAAATCGTCTTTATTTATTCTTTTCCAATTCTTTTCTTCATTAATCAACTTTTTTGCAAATGTCGTTTTACCTGAAGCTGGGAGTCCTTTTAGTACTAATATTTTATTCTTCATATAATTTGTAAAGATTATTCATCATATATATTTCGTCAATAGTACATTGTCTTTGTTCTCCTTCCCATTTTACACATTGACCATTGCTGTCTATAGCGATAGATGTCACTCGCGGGATAGAAAACCCAAATATCCAATAACCAGAGGCGAACTGATAAAATAATACAATAAATACTATTAATTTTTTCATATTAATTTGCTAAATGAATAATCCATAATATCATTAAGACATCAAGAATAATTCCTACAATAATACATTTTAATAAATTCATATTTTTAATTACTATTTAAAAATTCTACTATCTTTTGTTTTGATGCTATACCGAATAATCTACCATTTCGTTTTACTAATGTTGGTAATTCTTTTATCTCAAAATTCTTAACCAGTTCTCTATGTTCATCTATATCTATGATTTCAATAATGTATTTTCTTTGTAGTCTATCTATTATCGGTTTCATTAATTTACAATTTGTATCTTTTTTTGATGTGAAAAAATAAATCATATTTATTTAATTAATTCCTCAATATCATCCACAGCATAGAAATTTGGTTGATATTCTTTTAATTTAAACCAATTACATATTAAATCTAATAGCTCATCTTTATGTTTTTGATTTCCAAACAAATCCATAAGATAATCTTCTGACGCATCACCACATTCTTCACCCGCTCTTTCTTGCATATATTCCAATATACTATCTACATCAATTAAATCTTCTAATCTAATTTCTCTAGTAATTGCTTTATAATATTTTTCTCCACTCTTTAATTCTTCTATTCTTTCCCAATCATCATTAAAATGTTCTCCATCAAGTGAAAAGCACACATCTCCATTTTTTATATTCATAATATTAATTTTAAATTATTAATTATTACTTTCTATATCGACTTCTCCTTTATCTAATTCCTTCGATTCCCACTCAAGAAATTTCCAAGACTTCAATTTATATGCTTCAAAATAAAATAGTGTTTCTTTTCTCAATACTATTCCTTCTTCTGGTACTTCATTTTTACACATAAAACAATTTTTGTCATTGTAATCTTTCTCCAATCTTCTAATGAATTCTTCTTGCCAATGTTCATTTAAGTTTAATTCTGGATATAAGTTTCCTGCTAATCCCATATAAAATATATGTACATATTCTAATCCAAATCTATCGCAAAATTCTTTTATTTGTTTTGAAGATAAATCATTAACTACTCCATCTTCATTAGTAAAGGTAATTCTATATATCTGAATTCTTTTTTCTCCTACATTACAACCATAGTCATATTTACTTTGAATTTCACTTCCACTTTTTGTATATCCTAAACATTCACCGTAAATAGTATATCCTTTTGGAATAAATTCTTTTATTTCTTCCTTTATTTCTCCCCAAATATCAGTATCATAAAAATGTTGTTTTCCTGATGTTTCATATTCATTTTTTACGACTTTTCTTGAACCGTAGATATAATCATATTCTTTATCTATAATTTTAATTCCAATTAGTTTTAAAAACTTATAAAATAAATTTAATTTTTTCTTTACTAATAAATTACTTACCCACCAAGATGTCCCATGAACTTTATATGTAATAGTAATTTCATCTTCTGGATTGATTTTAAAAGCATTCTTTCTTAAATTTTCAGTATCAACATGCAATCTAACTTGTCCTTCTACTAGTCTTGATATTTTTAGCTTCCTTCCTTTACCATTGGTGATATTAGATTCTCTAGTCTTTATTATGTATTTTTGTAATAATAAAATATTATCAACAGTATCAAATTCTTCATCAATATAATCTTTTAAATCTTTTCCAATGAATTTTTCTAATTCTTCAATTGGAACTATATATCCCATTGACTTTTCTCCTCTTAATTTTACTGCTCGTACTCTACAATTATCTTCAAAAAATCCAACTTTTTCTTTATCTTGATTTAATTCACTATGCCTAAATGAATTGGTAAATGACAAAAAATTCTTATTTATTTGGCACTCTAATGGAAAAAAACAATAGATATCTCCTTCTTTTGCATCTAATCCAACAATAACATCTTGAAAATCAATACTTGTTATTTGTAGTCTATCTGCATTATTATGTTTTCTTAAATTCTTTATTTTTACTATTTTAGCAAGATAATTTGAATTGGCTGTTTTTGAGATACTTAACATATTTTTAATAATTTTTTAAATCTATTACTTTTCTATCAAATTTTATATTATTTAATATTTTATCAAAATGTAAATCTGCAATTTTTATTGCTTCTTTTCTTGTTTTTCTATCATACTCAACTGAAAATAATTCTTCTTTATTATTATGTATGATAAATAATGGTGTTGAATAATGTTTAAATCCTTGATTAGACCAACTTTGTCCTGGTATTTGAACTAATTCTATATTATCTTTACTCTTAATTATCTTAACCTTTCCATAATACATCACCCCTAAAGATAAAATTTTATCTGTCATATTATTTTATATATTTTTTTAAAAAATCTTCATATATTTCTTCTGGCGAAATACAATGAAAAGTTGAAAATGATTGGCCACTATTACCATCAAAAGAAGTCAATGTGCTAAACATATATTCATGATATCTTTTTATTTTTTCTTCTAATTTCCTTCTTCTCGAATGTGCATTATACCATTTTGGCCTTTTAAAATAACTCTCAACATTTTCTCTATTCCAAAATTCCCATAATTTATTAAGACTGTTTACCGATTTTTTATAACCATTATATAATTCTGTAATATGTTTAAATTTTTTCTGTATTTCTTCTTCAGTGTGTTCTACTCCATGATGTCTTCTATGTAAAGCAGAAACAAATGATTGTGGTAAATTTATTGTTAATGTCTTTGTCATATTATTTTATATTAGTATATTTAAAATCCATTACAAATAAAGAAACAATCAGTGCTATTTTCCAATCAAAGAAAAACCAAGATAATATCATCGCTAATAAGAAACTAATCTTTAGATTTATTTTCATATTATTTTTCAATTAAATTTATACAGTCTTTTATTATTGTTTTGGATTTCTTAAGATATTCATTTCCATTCTGCATATTATAATTATTCCAATCTTCTATCTTTTCTACTTTACTATTACTCATTAATTTATTTCTACCAAGTTCAATCATATTTAAACAATTATTTAATTTATTTTTCATACTTTCACTTTTCCATTCTTCACTTTTATCTAATTGTTCTGTTAGTTGTTTTAAATTTCCATATAACTCACAATTATCTTTTACTAAATCTAAAAATGTTTCTAATCTTATAACTGCTTTACTATCAAAATATTTTTCTCCCTCTAATTTATAGACTAGTACTGGAATTCTATTTGAATCTCCTGTTTCTAATTTCAATGTTTGTTCCCACCATTCTCGTATATGTGGTGTTTTGTGATTTTTTGCTTCTATACCTAATCCTCTTTTTTCTTTTGTTTCTCTTTCTACTATTATAACTGAATTAACTATATCTGCCTTTTCTCTTGTACCACTTCCACTTCCAGGAGATTTACTTGCAATACCTAATCTCTTTTCCATCATTCTATCTGAAATCCAATTTTCTAATTTTTTTCCTTTTTCTTTTCTAGTTTTGATTGTTGACATATCTTATCTATAATTTTTATAGCTTTATATATTGTTCTATTTATTGCTTTATGCTTTTCTGATAATTCTCCAAGATATCCTAAATTATTTTTATTCATTTTCAATTTCAATAATTCTTCTTTTATCTTATCTTCTATTTTCATAATTTTTAATATATGAACTTATTAAAGTATTCAATAAAACTGGTTGATAATTTGTATTTTCAATAGCTAATAATATCTGTTTATCATTCATATCGGGATTGTTATCTTTTGTCCTCGGTGTAGTATGACAATGACCGTGTATATTTATATCATAACCAATATCTTTATGTGGAATATGACTAAATAATATATTCTTACCAAAGTAATAATCACTAAATGTATTACAAACAAAATCCCAACCATTTCTTAAATACCAATTATTACTATTCTTATCGTGATTTCCTTTGACTAATATTTTTTTACATCTTAATAAACCATTTAGATGCGCGTGAACTTCATTATCTTTACCAATACAAATATCACCTAAATGAATTAATAAATCATTTTCATTAATTATTTTCAATCTTTTCCAAATAAGCTCATCAAAATTTTCTGGCCTAGTACAATATTCTACCATCTTTCTGTGATTGAAATGTGTATCGGTTATAATCCAAACTTTATTATCCATTTATTTGAACCATCGATAATAATTTAACTGTTCATCTCCAGTATGAATTATATGTATTGGTAAATCTAATAATAATCTATGAATGTTGTATAATATTCTTCCTGTTCTGCCATTACCATCTTCGAATGGGTGCAATTTCTCAAATCCAATATGCCATTCTTTTACTTTTTCTTCTTTTTTCTTTTTTGTTAATTTTTTTGTTTGATTTATATCTATAGTATTAATCCAACCTTGAGTAACATCTTCTAAAAATTTTCTGCTTATAAATCTTTTTATTTCTCCACCTATCCAAACATCACAATCTCTATACTTACCAGCGATATCTGGTCTTATATTCTGACATAATAATCTATGTATTTTTAAAATATATTTTGTACTTTGAAGTCCCTTAATTTTAAACGGTATCGCATATTTATATGCATATTTCCAAGCTAAAATTGCATCTTCAAATGCCTGTTCTGAATATTCTCGTTCTATCTTATTTGATTCACTTAAAAATTCTCTTATATCTTTTTCATTATAATTCATAACTTTATATTTTTATTTTCAGTAAATATTAGAATATATTTATTTGAAAATTTACCATTATTATATTTCACACAACATTTATGGCACGCTACGCTTTGTCTTTTATTATATTCAGTTTCATATCCACATTCAGGACAGGTAGCAATATATTTATATTTTATAACTGCTTCATAATTTACTCTATTTCCATTTCCACCAATTTCTATGTATTTTAATTTCCATTTTTTATCGTGCCCACTTTTTGTCAATGCGTGAGCTATTTCGTGTAATATTGTATTTTTAATTACTTCATCTTTATTTGATTCTATATATGGTTTAGATAATGAAATAACTTTTTTATTATAATTGCAAGAGCCTAAAACTGTTTTTCTATTATTAAATTCAAGTCTATAATCACAATTATATTTTTTACTTAATTCTTTATATAATTGTATTACATCTTTTTGATACATATATTTTATAATAAATCTTCTAACATTCTTTCTGATTCATCTTCTGTCAATCCAATTTCTAACATTGCATCTGTGGCTAGTTCTCTAAAAAATTCATCATCTCTAATATCTAATTCTTCAGTATAAAAATCTGTAGAGGTATTTATCATTGGACTAATTGCTTTTTGAACTGCTTCAATATGATTTTCTGCTCTGACTTCTTCTATAATTTGCTCACTCTGGGGTCTAATAAATTTATATAATTTCATATTTTTATAGATATTGTTCTTTAAATTTTTTATAATTTTTCATTATTTCTGTAATATCTTCTCTAGTTAATTCTATTCCATAATATATTTCAGATAATTCTATCACTTTTTTAATATCAAACATATTTGTCATTCCATCTTCTCTAACCGCTTCATAAGATAAAAATTTTTCTTTAGTTATCATATTTTTATATTTTAAAATAATCTTTTCATTGCTACGATTGACGAACCACAGCAATTAGAAATATAATATCCAATATAATTATCATCTGAATATTCTGTAATATAATCTCTACTTTCTCCTACTAACCATAATCCTTTTAGACCTAATGTATGACTATCATCAAAATTTATTTCTTCTACTTTTCTAAAATCATCTGAAGTAGCCATAACACAATCTACCATACCATCAAAACTTGATTTAGTCTTTACAAATAAATTATTATTCTTGTGTTCTCTTTTGATAAAACTTTTTAATGTTGCTCTTGTTATTTTTTTCATACATTTTTTATTACTTATCTCTTATATTATAATTATATAATATTATATAGAATTGGTCAAGTATTAAAATGTATTTAATTTACTTTAATATTAGTGATTATTTTAATGTACTGAAAAGTTATCCACAATTTTATTTTTTAAAATTGTAAAAATAATTGATTTTGTTCTTTCTTTCTACCTGCTCTTTCTCTTATTTTTTGCATATAAAATCTTTCCCAATCTTCATCAGGAAATGCAACATTACATATTCTTTTTAATAAATTATAAATTCTATTATTCCAATAGAAATATTCATCATATTTGCCTTGATATTCTTCTACCATTATATATTCTTTTATATCACTATTTTTTACAATATATTCAATTTCATAATTTTGTAAATATCCAGTCTTTTCTATAATTCTTTCGGCAATAATAACGTGTGGTAATTTTGACGCATATTCCTTTGGTTGTTTTGTTATTTTCATTCTGATGATTAAATCTTCAATATCTAATTTACCATCTATCACTTCTCTTTGGCATTCTTCGATAAACCAAATACAATCATCAATATTATAATTATCAAATAAAATATGTTTAATTAATTTTTCTTGTTTATTACTTGCATATTTAATTGTATTTCTTTTTATATAATCAAGTCCTTTGGTATATAGTTCATTTGTTTTTTTACCGTTTATGCTTGAAGCAATACCAGTATAATTTTTTTTATCAACTAATAAAAATCTACTAAATGTTTTGTCGTCTTCTAAATGAATATGTGATTCTAAAATTCCATATTGTTTAAGTTCATCTTCTAAAACTCTATGATATTCTTTTAAAATATCTTCCATTTTATTTTTAATATCTTTATTTTCATTATCACAGATAAATAGTGAATCTGTATCACCATAGATTACTTTAAAGCCAATTGAATTAAAATAATTTAATGTAAATGTAATTATCCATTGCCCCATTTTTGTGATTGATTCTGCTATTTCAACTGAATACCATCTACTTGTTTGCATTCCCATTATACCATAGATAGAATTAGTAAGAGCTTTAACAACATATTCATTACTAACTATAGTTTCAAATTCTGGTCCTTTATTTTTTCCTTCTTCAATCATCTTTAATTTTTTATCTTTATATTCTTTTCTTTTTCCTATCATTCCTTCAATAGTTTCTTTTATGATTGATTTCTTTTTATTTGAAAATCTAAATCCTGAGCCTGGGTTCTTTATATGTCCATTTTTATCCAATGTATCAAAACCAATATTTGATGTCATTATAATACTAGGATATAGACTACTAAAATCAAATACATATACATCATCATATAATCCTCGGTCAGGTTCTAATACTATTGCTCCAGCATATTGAAAATTATCTGCTTGTTGTTTTTTTGATGGGCATATAATATTCTTTTCTTTCGCATTCTTTAAAATATAATTATCTAATAATTCTGAAACATAGAAATTACTCATAAAAGTATTACACCACTTTGCTTCTTTTATCATTAATTTAAAACAATCGACCTTTTCATCTAAATCTTTCAATAATTGTACATCTTGCATATTATATTCTTTCAATAATTCCGGTTCTTTATTATATATATCTATAATTCTTTTTCCACTATGGTCTAATTTACTTGCATTTAAAAAATATTCAGCAACATAATTTAATGAATTTTTAGGTAGATTAAAGAGAGATATGAATCGTTTCATCATATCAATATGTGCAACACTTCCCCAATTGAAATGTAATCTATATTCTTTCATCCTTTCTTTGATATATGGTAAATCAAATCCAGAACTATTCCATCCTGCAATAATATCATATCTTTTAAATAATTCTAAACAATTATGTAAAAGAATTTTCTCATTTTTATCATTAAAATAAAATTTATTACCTTTATTATCAATTGCTCCCATTGTTAACATAGGATATGCACCAATATTTATTCCAATATTTGTATCATCAGTTTCAATATCAAAATATAATATATCATAATCATCATCTACTTCTATTCTATTATCAATGCAATATCTTTTTAAACTATCAAAATCAGATTCGAATGTTTCTATATTTTCTTTTTTTAAATATTCTAAAACTGCTTTCTTTGCATCTTGTTCGTAGTTATTATTTAAATTTTGAGAATATAATCTGACATATTCATTTCCAATAATATAATCATCTATCATTCCACAAGACTTCATTTTATCTAAATCTATTTTCAATAAATCAACTTTTCTAATATAAAAATACCATTTAAAATCTATTATTTCTTTTTGTTTTTTTATATTATCTTCTTTGTATTCGAGAATTATTTTGTCCTTATATGTGTAACCATTTATATATTTCATAAATTATTGATTCATTGGCATTAATACACAAAAAAATCTATCATCTATATCTGATTTAATAATAGCAGGCGATTTACTATCATTCATTTCTATTATTATTCTATTACTTTTTATATTTTCTACTATTTCTAATAAATATAAATAATTAAATTTTATATTATTATTTTCTCCTGTTTTTATTATATCAATTTCACTTTTATTTTTACCCATCGATGATTCTGTATCTATATATAATTTTTCATTTATATCTAATTTAATAGTCCCATCTAAAGAAAATAATGCATTAGTTTGTATAGTATTTATTAAATCATTCTTATCAACAATAATATTTGTTTTAAATTCTTTCGATATTAGTGGAGAATAATTTGGAAAAACACCATTTATTAATCTCGATGAAATATATGCATTATTAGATTTAAATGAAATACTATTTTGATTTGCAATAATTTTTATTTTATCATCATTTATTTTTGATAATATATTTAATAATATATTCAAAAGTTTAGATGGTGCTATAATATTTAATTCATCACCGCTTATATTTATTTTCTTTTCTGCTAATCGCATTCCATCACTTGATGCTAAAATTAATATATCTTTGAAATTAAAATTTACACCAGATAATTCTATTTTTATATCACTAGTTGATGATGCAAATAATACTTGTGAAATACTATTCATTAATTCTTTTCTATCAATTTCATATTCAAATCCATTTGTCTTTTCTAATAAATTTGGATATTTTTCATTATTCTGTAAATTAATAGTTGTCTTATGTGTCTTACTATTTATAGAACATTTTTCACTAAAATTTAATTCGACATCATCACTTGTTATTAGATTAATATAATCTTGAAATGTCTTTGAATTAATTATATATTCACCAGTTTCATATTGGCCATCTTGTGTATATTCAACTATATTTTCACCATCGCTAGAAATAAATTTTATATTATCTTGTTCTGCTTTGATAAAAATATTACTCAATATCGGCAATAGATTATTTTTATTAGCAATAGGACAAACTATCGATAATATATTTTTTAAATCTTGTTTTTTAAATTTCATAATTATTGTTTTATTTTTTAATTATAACACCCTCTTCGATATATATTCCAACTGCTTCATTTTCACTATTAACTACTCTTTCAATAAACATAGTTAAATCTTCATATCCATCAACTATTTCTGCAATTATTTTTATACTATCATCGTCAAAATCATTTCCATTTTTTATAGTAACTAGTTTTAATTCTATTCCATCTCTGACACAAGTTTCAATATACATTGCAATTGCTATTTTCATTGCTTCACTTGTTGATAATTGTTTAATCGGAACATTATTAAATAATATTTCATCCTCTGTAACTACTAATCCGTCTAATGGTAATTCCATAGCAGATAATAATTGCTGACGTTCATTTTGTTTTTCTTTATATTGTAAATCTAATCCAATCCATTCCTTTTTCTTTGAAATAACCTTTTCATTATTCTCTAAAATTTGTTTTGATTGTCTTATTTTTTTATTCTTATCATCTGCAGTATTGAGTTCTATTTTTATTTCTTCAATATTGCTTTCTGGTTTTTTAATATCTTTTAATAATTCATTTCTAACTTTTATTAATTGAATTTGATTTTCTAAATTTTTTATTTTTTCATCATTTGATAATAATTCATTTTGAGCACTATTATATTCTCGATGTTTATTTTGTTCTACTTCTAATTTATTTGTTAAATCACTAATATTAATTTCTTCAATATTTTCATATTCTTTTGCTTCTTGTATTTGAGTATCATTATATTGTGCTAATGCTTTTCCTTCTATTCCAACTTGATGTCTTTGGTCATAAATATCTTGTAAGTCTCTATCTTCTTTAGCTAAATCAATTCCTGAAAATTTAATTAATTCTTCTCTTTGTTCTTTTTCTGATTTATTTAGAAACTCATTTGGGTCAAAACTTTTACTACCAGTTAGTTTATTCAGAAAACTTTGAGGGCTAGGATATTTCAATCCATCATTATTAATTATTTGTAATTGTTCTCCATTTTCAGTAAAAACTTTTTTTATTTTATAGTTTACTTTTATACCATTACTAGATTGTCCTTCAATATCTAATTCTAACTCTGCTCTATCTTCACCATTTCTAATTGGGTGTTTTGTTATTTTGTCTTTGCCTGCTAAAATGTTTTTTATTCCATCTAATGTTGATGATTTTCCAGCTCCATTTTTTCCAGATACTATCACTAAATTTCCTTCTGGAATAATTTCTATTTGTTTAATTCCCTTGTAATTAATTGCTCTAAAACGAACTATCTTCATATTTTTACTTATTTATGTTTATAAAAAAATTATTACTTAAATCATATTTTTTATGGCAACTTCTACATAACTTTATAAAATTTTCTCTTTTATGGTCATATTCTTTATTTCTTAGTAAAGCATAATCATATATTTTTGATTTTCCAATACAATCCAAATTTTCACATTTATCTGCTTTTCCGTGATTTGTTTTTAACCATATATGAATAGATGTGTATCCGGCTTTTTTACCTTTCCAATTTGGATTTTTTTCTTCTTTAGATAATAAACTTCTTTTTTTGTTTTGTTCTTCTGTTCGTTTTTTACCGGTGTTCTTACCTATCATTGATATACTTCTGTTTTTAATATGAATTTTAGATTGTTTTTTACCTTTAGTGGATTCGCTTTGTTTTTGCCTTGATTCCATTGTTCGCTTATGTCCCGTTAAAGATTTACTTATTTTTAATTTTATTTCTTTCGTTCTCTTATATTTTCCTCTATGCATAATTGTTTTTATATTTTGTTATTTTCATATGCTTATTTAATAATTATTTATTACCACGATGTAAATCCTTTTGTACAATCTTTAATATAATTTAATTCTTGGTCTGTATACCCTAACTGTGTTCCTTCTTTTTGTATAATTAAATCTTTCCAATCTGAATATTGAATTTGCCAATCACCAATTACTGCTCTATTATTTCTTGCATTAGTTACTTTTGATTTTGGTATTCTTCTCCAATCTATTTCATCTAATTTATATTTATATTTATATTCTGATGGTGGTTCGATATTTGGTACAATATAATTATTCCATATTCTTTCATATCGTTTATATATATCTTCATAAATATCAAATTCGATATTGCCACATTTAAATTTATTTCCATTTCTTATTAAAGCAAATTGATAAAAATCATCTGGGATAAATCCATTATTACTAAAATGTAATTGAAATAAATATCCCTTATTAACTCCCATGAAATCCATATATTGGCCAAGTTGTTTTAGATATCCTAATTTAGGTTCACATCTTTTTAATTCTGCTTCAGCAAATGGACCGTAACTTGTTTTTATTTCTACTGGTAATTCAATCCATTGCCCATTAACTCCATCAGCCCCAGATTCTACTTCTACTCTTTCTTTTATAACTGCATCCATATATCCAGTGATTGGAACTCCTAATCTTTCCATTTTTACTCTATGTTGCTCAGGATTTTCAATAATTGTTCCATCTTCATCTTCATATCGCTTTGGTTTGATTATTATATCTTCAAGATAACTTAGAATAACATCTTCAACTTTTTTTCTAATATTCAATCCAAATTTTGTTTCTGGTTTCATTGGATTGGTTGGCTTAATCCCTTTGAATTTAAAAAATAATTCAAGTTGATTTGTCTCTGATTCTGTACACCAAAATGATTTTTTTACTCTTGTTCTTTCTTCTCCAATCTCAAAAATTTTCTCTTTGATTACTGTTCGTAATGTTTTCATATTAATCTTTAAATTATTTATTTAATTTTCTAAAATACAAATGATGTTTTTTACATAACCAAATTAATCCTAATTCATCAACAGCATCTAAATATACCATAACTTTTTTCTCTTTACAACAATAACAAGCTTGTCTTTTTATTTTTTTCTTTCGTACAGCGGCAGATATTCTAGCTCTCAATAATCTTTTTTCTCTTGCCTCTGGTTTATGATTATATACTCTATAATATTCTCGATTATATACTTTTCTTTGTTGCTTATCCATATTATATATTATTATATATCATTAGTCAATACCTAATTTAATTCAAATTTCTTTTTAAATCGTCCATTTTCTAGATGACATAATACTTTTGGTGTACTTCCTCCCATTCTATTTTTTACTAAAGTAATCATAGTATCATTTGAATATAATTCAGTTGAACCAGTTTTTTGATTTGCTAATTGTCGTTCTAAAATAAATACAGTATCTGATTCTTGTCCTATACCAACACTATCTTTTAAATCATTGATAGTTGGTTTATCTGTTTTTCTTAAATGAGCTAAAAGAATAATTATTAATTTATTATTTATAGCTAATGTTTTTAAATCTCTACATACATTTCCAAGAAAAGCAGAATAATTTGCACTCATTTGTGAATCGAATCCAGTTTTACGAGGAAATAAAAATCCCAAGTGGTCAATCACAATCATTTTCGTACCATATTTTTTTATTGCTTGTAATATTTTTCTTTCAAGCCAATCTATTGTTCCAGATGATGTTTTAAATGGAGAAAAAATTAAATGTTCATTCGTTGCTCCCATCTTCTGAAATGCTTTCCAAACATTTGTAATTAAAACTTCATAAGAAAAGAATAAACAAGGTACTCCATTATTCGCCATATTATAAGTTATTGACTGAGCAAAAGTCGTCTTACCCTCACCGGTTTTAGCAGTAATAACTATCAAATCTCCTTCTTTAAATCCTCCCATGATAGCATTATCAAAATCATCTATTCCACAAGGGAATGTTTCTAAATCTTTCATATCTGTCATTTCTGCAATTTGCCAAATAGGTAAAATATCTTCATCATCGTCTTCCTCTTCTTGTATTATTGGAACTCCTTTTCTTAGACTTGGATTATTTTTTTCATTTTTACAAATTCCATCAAACATTCCTCTAATTTCTTTTTCTGTTAATGGTGGATTATTTTTTTCATTTGCTTCTTTTATTTTTTCCCAGCCGATTGTCTCCCAATCCAATGGATGAATTAATGGAATTATTTTTCCAATATATCTCAGCATAGCATCATTTCTCTGACCATCATTTACTCCGGGATATTCAGGAATAGGTATATCTATTCTCTCTGGTTTATTGAATTTTTTTACATTGAATAATTCAATTGGAAATTCAACAAGTGGAATTATTTTCCTCCATTCATATCCTCCTTTGGTAGATTTGGAGGGAGGAAGGATGACATAGCCACCATCGTTGCGAATATCAGTTAATTCTCTTACTCGTACTAGATTTCCAATATCTTTTTGATATTTAAAAAAATAATGAAACCCACCTCCACCTGTTTTTGATATTAATGTTTCTGGCAAATCATTTGCATTCCCACCATTTTCAACATCAACTACAGTAACATTTGAAATTTTTCCAGTTATCAATCCAATATTTGGTGCTTTACCCATTTTCTCTGGTTCTTTAAACCATAATTCAATATCTTGTTCTGTTGGTAATTCAGTCTGATATTTTTTCCAAGCAATAAGTGGTCGTTTATTTTCACCTATTGGTATTATAGACCAACCTAATTTTAGATATTTCAATGCTTCTAGATACATAGTCTTGATAGATTTGCGATTATACGCGTTTCTACGGTTATTTTTTTATGGAATGTATATTATATTAACTTTCACCTAAACTCATTAGCACGCTATCGAATTTCAAGGAATTTCAATATGCTAATAGTGAACTAGGTATCAACTTTCATCTTGAAATTATTTTTTTTGATATATTCTTTCAATTCTTCTAGTTTTTTTGTTGAAATTGTTGAATATATACACTCACATGGTAATAATTCCTCGTATTTTTTATCATTCACCATTAGAATATATCCATCTTTACATATTTTACAATCTTTTGATAATATTTTTCTTTTATCTTCATTATCTTGTTTTATATTTATATTCTTGATGTTTTTTAAATACCAATCTATTTTTTTATGTATTGTTTCTAATTTCCAATCATAATCAGCAGTATTTTTTAGCCATTGCATACAACCGATTATATCATCATATTCATAACAAGCAATTGACTTTGATGATTTTATATCTCTATCATGTGCAGATTTAAACATTTCACGAGAGGTTATTTTTATGTCTTTTATCAACCAGTAATTTATTAATATCTTTCGCCATAGTAATTTACTAGATTGCATTTTTTCCTTTTCTTGGTCAAAATCAAATATTAATCCACTGTCAGACAAAATCGAAGATTTTTTCTGCGTAATAATATTCTTATTATAATTATTATTATAATTCTTATTATTATTATTCGAAGGCTTTGAAATGCTATCGATAGGCTTTAATAGGCTATCAATTTTCTGTAACTTTAAATAAATTTTAGATGGTACTTCTTTTTTACAGTTTTCAATGCCAATTTCAATTTTTGGATTTATTTTTTGATATTTTATAAAATTTTTAATAAAAACCCACCCATCAATATAGAAAATTTTATCAAATTTTTCAAAATTTTTAAAAATAGATTTAATATCATTTTCACTTATTCCTGTATCTAAAGATATTTGGTCAAGTGGTATTTCATATATTCCTGCTATATTAGTATCTGGATTAGTTAATAAATATAAGAATAACAATTTTTCATCTTTAGTAAATTTTCTAAATGAAACATCACGCCACATTCTTGTATTTATATATCTATTTTTTGTCATATTAATTTTTTATATTAGAACATTATTCAATATAAAAATCAAATTAATTATTATCCTGTGGTAATGATTGTTGTCTGCTTAATTCTTTTAACCGGTGGGCAATTGTTCTTAACATTCTATCTATTGCATCGATTTTTCTAATTAGATAATCTGCTCGTCTTCTATGAAACATAGAATAGAATTGTTCACCTAGATATTTTTCAACTAGTTTATTATTCACATCATCATTTGTTACCTTTCCAAGATTATTTTTTATTTCTGTTTTCATTGGTAGCCAATCTTCTGACATTTTTCCTTTACGCCATAGCCAAGAAAAATCTGACCGTGATTCATGAAATGTAATCCAATCTCCAATCTTTTCTGAATATCGAGATAATTTTGCTTCTGCATTAATTAATTTATCCCCATCCCAGAATAAAAAATCCCGGTTCTCTTTGACCTTTTCGTCAACTTTACCGAGATTTAATATTTCTAAAATTCTATCAACTTCAATGATAGTATCTAATTGGTCCTTTTGGATTTGGAGATTAAAAAATTCTTCTTCATATTCTTGGTGGATTTTTTCTATTAGTTGTATTGTTTTTTTCATATAAATTTCCTTGTTCAAAGGCAATAATAAACGAATTCACATTCTTTTTAGGAATGTAATATCTTAATCCTGTTTGATATCCATTTGACTCTATTGTTTTTGCTTCTAAAATATTATTTGTAATAATATCTCTTTGTATCCATTTTCTTAATGTTAATGAAGTATCTATCCAATAAATTTTTTTTGATTTGTAAAGCTCATTTAATGATATAATTTCTTTTTCTTTCATCTTTTTAGTAAATAACTGACAAGCTAATTACTTTTTTTTATTTAATTAATTTTTCAATTTCTTGTAATTTCGTATAAATTTCTCTTAAAGCATTAATAATTCTATCATCTGATTTATTAGAATTATTTTCTTTCTCATCAATCATAGAAAAATTCAATGTTTTATTTCCATTATATTCTCCTTGTGTAAGTTCAACATTTATTACATCTCCAATTTTCCAATCTTCATTTTGTTTATTGCCGAAACCATTAATCCATTGTTTATCACCATATTCTTCAGTTAATAGACCGATTGAAGTATATGGATTATTTGTTTTTTTTGAAATTTTTTGATTTTTTGTGATTTTTTTGATTGTTAATTTCATAGAATTATATTATTTATTATTTAATTATTATATATAATATTATATAAAAAGTCAATATCTAAATAATGTTTAATGTTATTATAAATTTATATTCTTATCTTTAGAATATTTTACTAAAATTTTATTATTTATTTTTCTCCGTGTACTTTCCAATATAATGTCTTTTTAAAAAATATTGACTGTAAAAATGGTATTCTAAATTCTACTTTTTCCCAACAAGTCCAACAATTATAAATTTCAACAAAATGTAAAAATCCTTTTTGTTTTAAACATTGAAACCTATACTGATTGCTATTTGGATGTTCACCTATTTTTATTGGTCAGCATTTATGTTCTTTCATATATTTTAAATACCTCGCTTTTCGAAGGCTTTGATTATTTCTTCTCTTTTTTTATTATAGCCTCTAAAAAATTTATAAGAAGCTGGCATATCTGGTGTATAAATTCTTTTTTTCCCGACACACTCCTCTTTTAAGGCTTTAAGTTCGGAGAGGATGAATTTTTCACAGTCAGGTTGCGATAATTGGTCTTCAACCAATAATTTCCTAAACCTTTTGATTATTTCATTTTCCATATTATTTCTTCTCTAAATGCCTTTTAATAACACCATATATCTTTTTCTCCAGGGCGATGACTTCTTTCTCATTAATATTGGTATTAACCGACACAAATGCTTTGTGCTTGCTTTCGTTACCAATTATTGAAATGTGAAATTTGTATTTTGGTTTCATATTATTTATTTAGTAAATCAGGAAGTAAGAGTGTAGGGTCTTTTTCTATACATTCCGGGCAATACAATTTCCAATTACTTTGCTCAACTTTGTCTGTGCTAAGTGCCTTTCCACAATTAGCGCATTTTTCTTTTTCCATATAATATTTTATTTAATAATTATCGACTCTCTACCGATGAGCAATGGTCGCGCGCTTGGATGAAGCCAATTAATAACTAAAGTTCTAGACCTTTGATTAAAACAGGTTCGCTCATTTCTCATCGGAGGGGAGGGGGTAATTAATTTTTAGTTGCTCCACATTTAAGACACACAAATAGATTTCGCTCTTTATCATAATTCCACATATGGTCTATATCGTGTTCGCATTCTTTTTTTGGTGGTGTGTAAGCCATAATTTTTATACTTATTATTAATCATCCGCTAAAAGCTACAGGGCAAGGATTTGACAAGTAGTCAATTTTTTATAAAGGCGGTATTCTCTCCGCCAGTCGCAATTTTACATCTGCGACACGCTTGTATAGTCACCTTGCTTACTCCGAAAATAAACATTAGTTCAATTTCTAAGATGCATTACTATTCTGCCTCCCGTAGCTTGTAATGGACGATTAGTTTTTAATTATCCGCTAATCCCATCCACCAATTAAATTAATCTCTCAAGATTAATAACCTGCCCAAGAGGGTTGGTGGTGGGGATTAATTTACAATCATCCGCTAAAAGAAATACAGTGCAAGAAACGACTTTAGTAAATATGTATTTGTCTTCTCTTAGCAAGTTCATATGAAACATGTTTATGACAAATTGGGCACTCGAAATGATAATCAAAAACAATTAAATTATCCATTTCTTCTCCACAATTAGGGCATAATGTTCTATAGATTTTCATAATTTTTATTTACAACACACTTTTAAAATTTCAATATTACTATTACAAATATTTTCCTCCACCCTCGCCGTAATCTCTGTCTGGGCTTCGGCTCTTAGGGCGAAGAGAGTGGCGAATGTAATCAAAAACGCTATAACGGCTATTACTACGCCGATAGTTACGCCTGACTAGAATATTTTTTCTTCGTATTTCATATTATTATTTAAAATTAATATTCTTTAACCCACTCTATTTCATCGGTGCTAAGTCCGATAAGTCCAGCTTTAGCCTCCAAGCATTTCTCTTCATATCGAATTGCAAAATATTATCATCTGCTATTCTACGATGTTCTAAATTGTCTATAGCGAATATCTCATCTAGCGTCATCTTGTTTTTTACTATTTTTGTCCATTCTTTGTCCATAAACTTATTGATTAGTTAATTGTTCTACTAATTCTTTTCTGTCTTCCTTTCTTGATAAAAGAAGACCTATAATTAATATTAATAGTTTTTTTTCTGTTAAAGATTCAAGGCTTTCCACTAATTTAAACATCTTTTCCATAAACTTATTACTTATTTAATTATTGGTTTTAGGTTTTTGGTCATATTATAATTTAATAATCTTTTAAAAGGGGGATATATTATCCCCGATAGAGTTTGGATATTAGGTCTTTGTTTTCTTGGATAAACTTTGTGTCTATACAAGCTGGACAAATAAATCCTTTATCTGTGTTGTAGTAGCCCTTAGTTAAAGGCTGTGAGCAACTTGTGCAAGTAGTGGGGATTAACTTGCCGTCATGATTGCGTTTGTAGTCTCCGCAAGAATAGCATTTAAAGTTGTCTGCTCTGCCGTATATATCTCGCTGGCATTTTGGACAGTTTGTCTTTTCCAATTTAGTTCTCCTTTTTGTTTAATATTAATTCACTTGTTGCGATAGACGAGTTTCGTCTACCGGCACATATGAGTTAATGTGCTATTTAAAATTTTAATGATTTGAATTCACCAGCTTTTATATCTGCTATACAATCAACCCAATGATGATATTCATGATTAGCAATTTTTATATTGGCTTCTCTGATATTTGCAATATAGTCAAATTCACTAATTTTTTTTGTATTTGATTCTGTTACTTCCCACGTATTAGCTACAAATTGAAATACTCCTTTAGCTGTACTGATTGAATTATCTGCTAAGTTATTAAATCCACTTTCACAATGTCCCAATTCTAGCATAAATCTAGCATCATTATTAAATTCTATAGCTTGTTTCTTAATTTCATTTTTAATAATTTCTACTGGAATTTTATCATTATATTTATATTTTTTTTCTTGAATGCAATTAATCTCTGCTATTTTATAAATAGGAACTGGATTTTTAATAAATGTTATAAATTTCTGAACTGCTATAGTAGGAAATACTATTATGCTTACTAATAAATAAGCAAGTGTAAATACTACTATCGATGCTATAATTGCTTTTAAAGTGTTTTTGATTGTAAAGATTTCTATTTTTTTGTTTTTGTTCTCCATATTTTTGTTTTTATTTTAAATTATATGAATAGCCAAGGTTATCTTTTTATTTGTTATCTTCATAAGAGAAGTAGCTTGTTTGCTCTTAACTCGTATCTAGATAACCTTAGCTATATTTATTTTTCTATAATTCTCCAAAATTTTTCTTCATCTTTATTTAACATTCTTGAACCCCTATCGCTTGTTATTTCCCACATTCCTTCTATATCACTTTCCCTTACTTTCCATTCTCCATATTCTGGATTTTTTATATTTACTATTATGTCATTATTTTTCATATACTTATTTAATTACTTATATTATAATTATATATTATTATATAGAATTTGTCAATATTATTTTAATAATTATTTTCATTTAATATTAGTGATAAATAAAGCATATAAAATAGTTATCCACAACTTTCAATATTTTTAAGAATAATTTCTCCACTTAATATCTTTTGTAAACAATCTTGACATATGAGTACATCATCTAATCCTTCCGGAATACTCATATCATCAATATGAAAATATTCATTACATTGATAACATTGTTTGTTATTTTCTTCGTCATATTCTGCAATCATTTTATCAAGCAATCTTAAATTTTCTTCTATTTCTTTTGTCGATGTAGTGGTAACTTTAATTACTTGATTTTCATTAAAATTATCATTCACTATGATTTCGATATTATATTTCCCTTGTAATTTCATACTTTTATTTTTTATTTTATAATACATTCAAATTGATTATCGCAATCTATACATACTCCGGTTTCGTCTATATTTTCGATATCTTCTTCATTATCATAATATAGACCACATTCTTCGCATTGTAATATTTTATTATACATATTTCTTCATATTATATGTTTTCAAATATTCCTTTAACTGGCAGATACCGTAGCATTGAAAAAATAATCGACCTTCTATTTCTTCAATTCCTCCTTCTTTCCCACATCGTTTACATTTTACTTTTTTGCCCCAAGTTTTAGATTTCATATTATATAATTTCAATTAAATTATTATTTTTTCTAATTTTATTTCTTTTTTCTTTATCACCATTATCAAATATTAGGTTATTATCAAATCGCATTAATTCAGTTCTAAAATCACCACTTTCATTCCAATTTTCATTCCAATGTGCTGTAAATGAACCATCTTCGTTCACATCTAAAATTCTTGCATCACTGATTGCTTTTAGTGTAGGAACAGCTACTATTATTCCTTCTTCTAATTTTAGAATTCTAACATTTGTTCTCTTTTTAAGATTTAATTTATTGTTTTCATTAATGTTGTTAGTCATATTATTTCTTTATTAATTTATAATTATTATTGATATATTCTAAAGTCTTAATTACTTTTTTTGTTCTATCTAAACTATCCTTATTGGTAAACATTGCTTCTATATCATCTAAGTTAAATTTTAATAGATTTGCTTGTTGTATTAAGATATTATCAATATCAATAATCTTTTTAATAGGATAGACTATAAAATCCTTTCTTTTTTTCTTGCTTAATGTGATATTAGATAAATCAGCATTAAATAAGTCTACTTCATTTATAATTTGTTCTATACTTTGCATATTAATTATAACTCATTAAATAATTTTTTACAAATTTCACATCTACTTAATAAATCATTTAATGATTGTTCTTTATTTATTTTATAATTTTTAACATATTCATCTACATTTCCTATAATCTCTGGTAGTTCACTTTTGTGATTATATTGTCTATTTTTCATTTCGGCTACCAATTTATTATGTCTTTGGTATATATTTGAATATTCTAATAGATTATTCTTTATATAACCATTTAGATTCTTATTTTTATTAATAGTTCCGACAAACATATGTAATTCAACATGCTCACCCAATAAGTGTTTTCTGCACATCATTTTTGGATTTACTAGCCACATTCTCATAAATTTAATTAAAAAATCCTGATAGAATAATTAATGTAAATAATATTGGTAATAGAAATGGTGCATTAAATAATCTTTTCCTATAATAATCTGAACGAGATGAAAATAGTTTTTTCATATAATTTAATTATTTATAATTTCTTCTAATAATTTATTATTTTTATCTTTAATAATTGCACTATTTCTTGGATACTTGCATTCTTTAAAAAATAATTTAATTGATTTTCTTGCATTCTCTAATGTAGTTGTTGTCCATTGATTTGTGAAATTTTTCTTTGCAATAACAAATACTTTGAAATTATCCCCCGGTGAATTGTGCATATATTTTTTAGCTTTCATATATTTATTATCATATTTTTAATTAAATGTTTTATCTTGACACTTTTGACAAAATCCAGATATGTGATATTCATCTAAACTAATTTTGTTTTTAAAACTATTTGTTTTTATTTTATTGCCACACCAACTGCATTTATTATTTTCATAATTTTCAACCTGTTTTTCATAACCCATCTTTTTTAATATTTCTTTATTCATATATCTATTGAATTGTTTTAATTAATATTTCTTTAGTTTTTTCAAAACTTAAATTAAATCTTCTTATTAATATACCTATTTCATTAGCAGTTACTCCTATATATGTATTTCCTTTTTTTGATAATATTATTTCATCTCCATTTTTTAATTTAAACTTCATATGTTTTATATAGTTTGGCTTCTAAGGGCAACACACTTTTTGCAAATATATTTTTCATATTGGCTAGGTTTTTCTTTAAATGTTTTTTTTGCACCACATTTACAGGTTAGAACGTACATTGTGATTGTTTCCATATGTTTTTAATAAATATCTTCTCTAGTATGTAAGTTAGGCTCGAAGTAAAAGATTGACTCGCTATCCATTAAATGTCTTTTGCTTAGTTTGGGATATGGATTATATCCCTTCATAGCTTCCTTACATTTTTCGTTTAGCTCTAGTTGCTCAAGAATTAGATTTTGCATATTTTTTTATGGCCTCTTCTCGGCTTCTTAAAGCCTTTAATAAGTTTTTAGCTTTTCCTTTGTAGGAGAATAGTGCTTTTTCATATTTTTCTTACTAGAGGAGAAGCGAGGCTCAAGGCCGAACCTTGCTCCCTCCTCCTCTAGTTGCCTTGATTAATTAGTTTTATAATAAGCACTCTTTTTCTGCCATTTTAGGAAGAAGTCTTCTTAATGTCTTGTATGCTTCATAGGCTTCTTTCATTGTTTGGTCATCTTCGGTTTGAAAAATTAAAGTGGCCAATTCATTAAAGGTGCTTTGATAAGCTTTGATATAGTCTGCTTTTTTCATATTTTTACTTTTATTTAATTTTTATGAAACTAAATTATTAAATTGATTATGTAATTTTTGTTCAAATGTTTTTTCTTCTTTTAACATTCTTCTTTCTAATATTCCCTGAAGTGTTGCAATATTATCACCATTCATTCTTTTAACTTTTTTCCAATCTAGTTGCAGACCTAAACTCTTTTCCATTTCTGCTATTTGTTTATGTGCTATTTTTTCATCTTCTTTATTGTAGAATATTGAGTATTTGCTCATATGATTATTCTTAATTAATAATATATTTATATCCTTTATAATTGCAATATGCTATCCAACATGCTCTAGTGACTTTATCCATTTTTTTTAAGTTCATTATTTTTGTTTTCATATATTTGTTTTCTTTATTTATCTTCTTATATTATAATTATATATTATTATATGAAAATTGTCAATATTATTATATAGTATTATATATAATTAATTTTATTTAATATTAGTGATTTTTTATATAGATGTTAATAATTTTGTTTTAAAAATAATAATTTGATATAAAAAATGTGAATAACTATTCGAGTTATCCACAGGTTTTTGCAATGAAATTTGATTATCTGAATAAGATAGATTATATATTATCATACTGTTAAAATATGCTAATATACGGCTCATAGCAACGTTTTTAATGAAAACATGTATATTTATATAACTATCATAAAAAACTGTTAAAATCGCATTTTCACAACAAAAAACTCACGATTTACGTGAGAAAAATTGAGTCTTGTATATATTACTACATCTCCTATTTTTTTTAAATTTTTATTTTTGTTTTGTATATAATCCCTAATATAGCAATAATCGCCATATCAAGTAACTAAAATGGAAGTTTAGGTAATAATTTCCACTCTGCATCTATTATATGTTTACCATTTTCTCTTACTTTATCATCTAAAAGCATTTTTACACCTCTATCTTGTGTTTCAATTGTTCTTAATTTTCCTTGTATAATTCTACCAATTTCACCAGTATTGTTATTAAAAATCCATTTCAAATCATATTCTTTTACAAAATTTTCTACGTCCATATTAGTTGTATTAATTGTTAGTGAATAACCAATAAAATTAGATACTCTTTCTAAATGATATTTTTTAGTAGGTTGATTATAACTATCATCTATATCATAATAATCGCCTTTCTTATATACCATTATTGCGTGATTGTGGTCGCCGATTGGGCTTAATATTCCATCCCCATCTGCATATCTTACTGTTGCTTGTAAAGGAGATGATTTTAAAGACTTTTCGATATTTTCTACCCAATACCAATTGATAGTAAATCTTTTTTTGAATTCTAATTTTAGTTTTTCAGCCTCCGGAGGTATTGTTTTTTTATCTATAAAATAATCTTTAAATGAATATATTGATTCTGGTACTAAACCTAATCTGATTGCATCATTTGCTTTATATAAGAATGTCCCTCGCCCTGGTTCTACTTCTGCAAATTGATAACTATATGCATCACTAAAATTAATAAATCCATTAATAAAATATTTATTATCAGTTAACCATTTAACATATTCTTTTGGAATAAGATTATTATATAGAAAATACATAAATAATGTTTCTATAGAATCTGTTCCACTGAATAATGCACATCCCCAAGTTTCTGGATTGTTTTGAGTTTCATGCTCTGGTCTATAGTTACTCCAATCCCCATTATTATATTCTATTAATATATTACTTACTCCACCTATCCAATCTGTTTTCTGTTGTCCTAATTTTATTGCTGGCATTTATTTTGAGCGAATATATTTATCCCCACCAAAACCAAAACCCGCCAACAAACTAACTTCAATCATTGCAAGATAATCAACTGTAAATGGAGCTGTTTTATTTACAACATAAAAAGCAAGTGCTGTATATACAAAAGTCTTTGTAAATCTTATTGTTACTGCACCAGGTTTAGTATTCAATAATTGTTTAATTTTTTCCATCATAAATTTATTTATTAATAAATGTTTTTCTACTTTTAAATTGAGCTTTTGCGGCATCATTCCAATTTTGTACTGGTCGCATATAACCACATACTCTTGAAAATACTTCACAAACTTGTCTTTCAATTTTTTTAGTTTTCATTGGACTCATGTATTATATCTTAGTTTTTAAATTACAAATTCAATACATTGCTACATCCAGTATATTTAACATTAATTTGTTAAAAGGCAGAGAGCATATCCCTGCGAATTATTACCACCAGTGTTGAGCTGGAAGGAATTTTTTAAAGTATTCATGTCCATCCACCTTAGTAAAAGCGTTGTAATCAGAAACATTGAACTCGACATTGCAATATTCGTATCGGCAATGCCTAAGGACTATTTGTCTGCATTTTATTTTCCCGTTTTCGTTTATTTCCTCGCCAGGAATAAGCGAACCACAGGCATAACAACGATAAAATCTTTCTTTCATTACGCTAAGCACTTTTTCGTTCATGATATTATCTCCTTATGCTGTCCGCAATTTCTAAAACCATTTATTTTTTTTGAACAATTTACCCAATTGTCCTTTAGTGTTGGACACCCAGTTTTGCAATAAAGCATATCCCCGTCATTGTTTAGGCAATAAGTCCTTCTGCATTCTTCGCATATAAACCTATCATGCAAGGGAAGCTTTTTTTTCTCCTCCATCGCGCTCCTAAGCAACTCGTCGGAAATGGCTCTTATTTCATTGTCTGTTATCCAATCTAATTGTTTGACAACTACGCTCTTGTTCTTCCTCGCCTGTTTTCGTTCTTTCCTTGACATCGGCTTCTCCCCAGAAAATTGGCGTATATAAATCGCACTTATTGTTTTTTCCATCCGCCGTGCAGATGGTACAATTACCAATGCCTTTTCTCTCTACGTGGATTTTAGGCCTCCATTTTTGGTTTAGACAAACATTCATTTTTAATTCTCCTTTAAAGAACGGTTATTTTTGGAAGGAGGTTCTTTATAGTCTGCCTCCAGAAAAGACCTGTTTATATGTTTATTTTTATGTTTTTGTTTTTTGTTTCAAAATATATTATTGGAGCACCAATAGTAGTTGGGCTCAATTGAAATCGTTCTACATATCCACCGTAATCTAAAAATCCTCCTGCATCTATATATGATTGATTAATTTGTGTCACTGTACATTTTGTATTATTAGCTATGAATGTGCTTAATGTTACTGCTCCGCACATATGATTATGAGCACCAATATAAAAATCACAAGCAACAACAATATCTTCTAATTTTTTTACTCTATTTATTTTACTTCCTGCTGTTCCTCCTCCGCCTGTAGTATGATGAATATATCCAGAATATGTTTGAGCAGAGCGTTCGCCTTCTATTCTGGATTTACCTATTTTTAAAAATAATAAACAACTAATATCACAATATTTAACTTCTCTTTCCTTACTTGATAATTTTCCACATAATTCAGTTATCCAAGAACGGTTATTAAAATCTATTGTTCTTTGTTCGTGATTACCATCTATTGCACCAATTATTTTATCACTTATTGGTCTGAATAAATCTAATGCATATTCCATTTGGTCACCATTGTATTTATTCAATAGTTTTTTATTGATAGAAAAAGGACTTGTTTTCGATGTTCTCGTTGCTACATTAAAAATATCTCCAGTTAAAAATGCCCTTGCATTATCGTGTTTTTTTACGAAGTCAATTTGTTCTTTTAATTTTTTTTCACTTTTTTCTGTAAAATATTGGTCTTCTAAATGTATATCACCAAATGGAATAATATATGCCGAATCATAAGGAATAATTTCTCTAATAATTTTCATAGACAAGCATTATATTTATATATAATATTATATAATAGTATTTAAAAAAAGTCAATACTAATTAAAGTTAAAATTCGGTATTTAATCCAATATATGATAATCCTGCTCCACCAGCTCCACCAGCTCCACCATCAGTAACATTAGAAACGGACGCGCCACCGCTTATACTATATGTCCCTGTATCTGATACTAATATATTATATAGAATAACAATAGAACCACCACCACCTGAACCACCCGCTCCTGAACCAGCTCCACCAGCTCCACCTAATGCACCACTTGCATTTATAGTAGATGAACAAGTATATGTTCCTGCTATTTCTATATATATTGCACCACCACCACGTCCACCAGTACCACCTGTTGTATTTCCTGAACCACTCCATCCCCCAGAACCACCGCCACCGCCTGCACCTGAAATAATATACATTTTTGCATATTTTGCATAAGCGGGATTAAATAATGTACTTATTCCTCCTGAGCCCCCTATTCCTGGAGCACCACCCGTTCCCCCTGTTTGTAATACGCTAGTTATCCAACTACCAAAACCAGTACCACTTGATGCTAAACTACCAAGGGTTGAGCTAATAGTTATTCCAGTTCCACCATTAGATGAAGCACCAGCTCCTCCTCCACCACCTGACCCCGTTTGCCCAGCCCCAACTGTACCATTTCCGCCTATACCACCTAAACTTTGTATATCTATTGCTGGATTAGTAGATGAAGTTAGTGTTGCATTACCCGAGCATTTTATATTTATCAATGTACCAGTAGATGCTGGGTTTGAGAATGCTAATTTTCCAGTCCCTGTTATTGAAATAGATGAATAATTTTTAGTGAATAATGACGACCCTCCTAAATCTATAGTTGTCGTTCCGCTTGATATTGCCAATGCTCCGTCTGCTCCAGTTCCACCAAAAAAATATGAACCATTTAAATCACTTGCCGATAATTCTTCTCCTGTTATCCAAATTTTTCTACTCATATATTTTTATTTTAACTTATAGTTAGAACCCAATCAATAGTAAGCGTGGTGATATTTGTTTTTACTACTCCAGTTGGAGCATCTATTAAAACACGACTTAATAATATTCCACTATCTGTTGTGGCTGTCGCATCACAAAATATCCCTGCTTCATAATATGTATTTACACATTCGGTTGCATTAAAAAATCCACTTACATATCCAATATTTGCTGAATTTGTTTTACTTGCTACTGCATTTCTATAATGTTCTGTTTCTAATGTCGTGTTAGCATTATCCGGAGCAGTATTATTAGTTCCCAATGCGATGTAATTAACTAATATTGAATTGGTCGGGCTACTATTTGTCAGATTATTTGCAATCATCGTTCTTGCAACCGTTGGTATTATATTTTGAAATACCATTTTTTTTGTTTTACAAATTGAATTTAATTTTCTTACTAAATCTATAAATTCTTTTCCTTCACTTCTTAATTTATCAATTTGTTTTGATAAATTCCATTGCTCTGGTGTTTGTATTTCTGCTTTAGTAATATAATAAATTCCTTTCATATTAATACTATCTTGTTTTTTTCTTTTTATTTCATTCATATATTTAAAAATAATTAATCAATACGACTACCAGATACTACAAATACTCTTTTTGTTCCAGATGGAATTTGTGGACCAAGTACAAATTGAACATCATAATCTAAACTCTGAGCTGTAAAAGTATCTGACATAGATATTGTTTCATATTGAGGATGATTAAATGCAACTGTCATAGTATCAGCAATAGACATTGTTTCATAGCTTGTATCTGCAATCAAATCTATTATAACTATATTTTCACCAATATCTAATATTTTATTATTATCTCGTAATAATAAATCTTGTAAGAATTCAATCAACCCGTAAGTCTTTGTAGAAACAATTTTTACATTATATATAAGTTTAGTTGGTGTCCACATTCCAATACTAACTTGATTAATCAAATAGTCTTCATTAATATCATATAGTGGGCTATTTATTCTTATCTTCTGCCCTGCTCTTAATCCATCTTTATATGTTTGGAAATTCCCTTCTATGAGTGTATTTTTATAATTATTTAGTTCTGCATTTGCTCTTTCTAATGCTCCTTCTTTTGATTTGATGCTATCATCAATAATTATAAATTCATATTCACCATCTCCTCCTTCTAATACTGACATTGTATTTATACTAATAATATTTTTTGTTTTTAATCTCACCGGTAAATATGGGCGGCCACCAATTCTTAATGTAGCACCTAAAGCAGGTTTATCTGCTTCTTTCCATTTTAATAATTTTTCTTGAAAATTCCATAACAAATCATAGTCATTCGCATTATCAATATAATCCAATCCTACTGATTGTGGCTGGCCAGTTAATGTGCAACTTAATGCTTGGTATTTATATGGAATATCATAAATATTTCTTACACCATCTGTTTGTATTTCTGTTGTAAATGTATCTGCTAAATATTCACCGCCTCTGACATATATTGAATTTCGTATTTGCGAATTATCTTGTTTTATTTTTAAAGTATTTATATTATAACTACCATCAGTATCTAAAATATCAAATGGTGCATTAATAGAGGTTTTTGAAAAGAAATGAATATCCCTATTATAATCTACATACCAATCGAAGTGAACTAAATCTGCTAATTTTGCTAATGCTTTAGATACTGTAATATAATTAAATGCAATATAATCTATGACAACACTACAATCAACATTATATATAGTGAAATCAGTTAAATATGTAGCATTAATATCTGCTATTATTTGATTTACTGTTTGATTTTCATATGATTTAGCAACTAATTTTCTATCAAGAATTTTTGTATAATCTTCACATTCACAATCATAAATCAATATGCCAGTTGTATCTAAAAATTTATTTATTCTAGTAATAATACCGCCAAATATTTTTTCAAATTGATATGTAATTTGGACATCTTGTCCTATTGTTGGTTGGTAATCTAATATAGTACTATTAGCTACTTTTTGTATTTGAAATTTACATTTATCTACTTGTGATGTTAATATATTATCTATTTGAAATCCTGATTGTGATATATATCTGGTTTTATCTATTTCATTAATCCATACTTTCAATTCAGATGGAAGCAATCTACCATTATCAATTATCGCTATTGCGTCGTTTATATCTATTTCTAATACATATTCTTGTCCTTCTGATTCTGTTATACTAATAGTATCATATACAGATATACCAATATCTGCTGTTATATTAAATGATATATTCTCTGTAATTGATATAGCATCAAATAATGGAGTCACGGTGCCACCCGTATCAACTTGTATTTTTATATCTGCTAAACCTATAGTAATATATTCATTAGCTGTGATAGTGTCGCTAACATTGATGCTTATTGCATTTGCTTCTTCTATTAGAAGCGATACGTTTTCAGTAATAGTTAATGAATCATTAATTGATATGAATAAATCAGATATAATTTCAATAGCTATATTTTCTGTAATTGTTAAAGAATCACTGATATCTATATTTGGATTCGATAAAAAATATCCAACCTCATAAAAATCAACTGCAACATTGGATATTTTTGCTTCTATTTTTCTATCAGAATTTGTCTGAATTATCGCAAATGAATGTTGTTCACCACTAGCTCTTTTATAAATATCTTCATAATCTCCTTTTTTTCTAATGGCAAATGTTTGTGAATAACTTCCAGAAATAATATCAAATAGTCCTGCATGAGCATCACTCTCCAGAGTTATATCAATATATGAACTAGTAGTAGATATAGACCTATTTACAGCATTAGTATGAAATACTGCACCGGCTTTTATATACCCAACCAGATAAAATGTTATTGTCGAACTACCTTTATATAATTCGCATATTTCACTACCATCAACACCGATTGTAATAGAACTATGTGCATCGCAATCTCCTAAGACAGTATCAGTACTTCCATTTTTTCTAGCACCATAAGATACTCCAGCTCCGCCAATTACTTCAAAAATAGCACCTATTGCAGTATCACCTCCGGTATTAGTTGATATATCTACATCTTCCCAACTTGTTGATGTTCCTGGAGTTTTGTCTATTGCATTATCAAAAAATACTGCATTATTATTAAAATATCCACATAGATAAAAATGGACAGTAGAATCACTTCTATAGAATTCAAAAATTCTATTCGAATCAATACCTATACTAGTCCAGAAATGCGAACTGGCATATAGTGAATTTATCCTATTATCTGTACTTCCATTCTTCCTGAATCCAATATTATATGAATTATTACTTGATTCATTAACAATGTGTATAATAACTCCAGTTGAGCCACTTGGAATATGGGATGAAACATCATGTTCTACCCATGATGATAATACACCAGTAGTTAACTCTATTGGTGTAATCATTGTTACTACACCACCGGTTTCTAAACTTGAAACAATCGGACTTATACTCTCAGATATACTGACCGAATCAAATATATTTATTGACAAATCCATATTTACAAATTATTATTCAATGCTAAATCTCCCATTATTCCATTTTTTACTTTATCTATTAAATCTTGTCCTGATACATCACCTTGTATTGTTATATTAACTGATTGTATTCCTTGGTTTGCTCTTTGTTCTGTACCACTTGCAATAGTACTGAATGATGATAATTTTCCTTGCTGAGCTAATGATATTGCCTTTGCTAAATCATTATATGTTTTAATTTGCCTATTGACACTTTCAACCGTTTGTATTTCTTGTTGTGCTAAGAATTTTTTAGCATTATCAATAGCAAATTTTTGTAGTTCGATTAATTTCTGCTGTTTCTGTTCTTCAAGTAATAATTCTTTATTTATTTTATTAATCTTTATTTGATATTCTTGATTAACAATAGTTCTTTTCTTATTCAAATCTTCAACAGCTCTGGCAATATCAGATAAGCTATTTACTCGTCTTGCTTCTGCTACTTCATTCTCATAAGCCATTGCAATAGTAGAATATTTTAATAATTCATTCTGTTCAAATTCTAATCTTTTTTGTAATTCAATTTTCTTTCTCCAATCAGATTCTTTACTGACATCTTCTACTAAGCCAGCAACAAGTTCTTCTTGTTTTACATATTCATCTGCAAGTCCTTTATTTAGATTTAAGTTTTCTTTTACATTACCAACTAATGCTTGCTCTAATTCACTTTTTAAAGTTCCAATTTTTTCTTTTATTTTTTCTATTGCATTAGCACTATCAGTTGATGTGCTTACTATTTTTTCTTTTAATTTATCAAAAGCACTTTGTAATTTTTCTGCTTCCTTTCCTGCATTCCCAAGAGAAGAACCAACCTGGTCTTTTATTGATGTACCTAATTCTCCAAATTTTTGTACTGTTGTTGACATTCCTTCTAGTGATGCAAAATTACTCCACGATTCACCGATATTCATCATTTCTGAACCAATTTCACCCAAATAAAAATTAGTCTTTGTTTTAAATTCTTCAGCATTAGATATTGAATTTGTAAATGTATCAGAAAATGATTTTTTTATTGTTTCAGTTGCTCCAGAAAAATCACCAGTTAGTGCTTTAGCAAATGCTGAAAAAACAGATATTCCAACTTCTCTTATATTCTTAAATACATTGATAAAATCTTTACCAAATGCAAAAACAGTTTTTCCAATATTAATGAATCCATCTATTTGCATAGCAATAAATGTACCCATTATTTTTGCAATACTGGAAACAGTAGTACCCAATGCTTTCATGAATAGAATCAAACCATATATAGTTTTACCTACCCAATTAAATCCTTCAGCATCTCTAATAAGCCAGTCTAAAATACCAGCTAATTTTTCTAGAGCCATACTTGCAAATACTAATAATCCTTGCCCTTGTGTTCTTAAAAATTTATCCCAAATATCTTGAACCGTGCTCATTCTACCAAAAAATGTCTGTGATTGTTTTTCTGACATTTCATAAAATCTGCCACCTGCACTTGTTGCATCTTTAAATGCTTGCGTTACCATTTGTGAACTAATTGCTCCTTCTTCCATTTCCTTTTTTAATTCACCAATACTTTTTCCAGTTTTTTCTGAAATAGTTTGAAGAGGATTAAAGCCAGCATTAATCATTTGATTCAAATCTTGTCCCATTAATCTACCAGTTGCTGACATTTGACCAAATGCTAATGTCATTGATGCCATTCTATCCTTATTGCCCATTGCAACATCTCCAATCATTTTTAATGTCGGTATAACTTGAGAAGCAGAAATATTAAATGCCAATAATAATTGTGCTCCTTTCTGCAAATCAGCTTCATTATATGGAGTCTTAATTCCCATCGTAGAAATATCACGCAATAGTGTATTTGCTTTCTCAACACTTCCTAATAATGATGTAAATGACGCTTTAGTCAATTCAAATTCACCAGCTGATTTAATCATCTGCATTCCTAGATAACTAAAACTACCAGCTAAACCTAATAAAGACAAATTAAATCCGCTGAACCCACTTTTTATAGTGCCTAGATTTTTTTCTATTTCTTTAAAAGAATTATTGGTATTATTTTTTGCATTAACTACAATGTTTAAATTTTTATCGGCCATTTTTTCTTCTTAATTTTCTACTTTCTTTTTCTATTTCTTTATTCTCCATAGCTATTATTCTAATGAAGACATCTAAGATATAATCATCTTCTTCATCTAATTGTGACGGAAGATAATTAAATTTTTCACAAAGAATATAATCAATATATTCATCTGGCACTCTATCAATATTTGACGCTTTACTGACTATTTTTAGTAAATCGTCCTCTAGTCGTTTGGGATTGTTTTTGTAGTAATTTTATTAATTTCATCAATTACTAAATCAACATCATTACTATCCATATCATCAAATGTTTCAATTTTTATTTCTTTATTCTCACCATTTATTTCTATTTTTTCTACCATACCAACAAGTGCAACATCATTAGCAGTATCCATTGCTCCCATATTAAATCCCTCAATACTAGTGTCTTTACCTGCTCCTTTCATTTCTACTTTTTCATATAATACTTTGTTGATTTGTTTTTTTAATTTTCTTGAACAGAAATCTTTGATAGTTACTGTTCCATTACTAATTTTAATTTCTTTTGACATTTTTTTAACATTATTTTTATAAAATAAAGTATTTGATACATTATTATATGCTTAAATTAATATGATGTTGTAGTATTTATCAAATAGCAGTTATTGATTACATTAGCATTAGCAATTGAATATAAAGCTGTAAATGTAATTGTTTGTTTAACTATATCATCAAGTGAATAATCTACATCCCAACCATCGAAATCTACTCTAGATAAATCTAATCTAAATGAAGGATTTGAAGTCGCACCAATTGTTACTGCATTATTTACTAAATCAAATCTTAATGCTTTATAATCACCATTCATCATATAGTCTCGATAAGTCATATCATCAAATGATATTTCCAATTCTCCTGTGATTTCAAACATTTTGTTATTAATATCAGATGGTTGAACAGTACCAACTACATTATATAATTCAGTATTTTTGCTGATATTAATTGATGCTCTTGATAATGTTAATTTTGAAGCCGCGTCTAATCCAGATGTATCAGTCGCAACCTTGACTGCTAATTGTCTGCCAAGGAATTTATTATTTGCTACATAACTCTCAGTAGATGAACTTGTCGCACTATTTTTTGATTTGAATGCTACTGTATATTTTACCAATTCTTCAGGAGTAAATTCTATTGATAAACTATCTACCATTGACATTTCAAAAATGTTATCACCAATTGGGTCTGATGTATGAATAGATAGACTATCATGTTCTGAATCATTTTGTAATGAAAAAGTATGTTTATAAGCTGTTGTTTCATGAATAGCTGAACTTACTGTTCCTAATGTACCTAAAAGAATTAGACCGAATGATTTATCATCCATCTCTACTTCTATTTCTCCTTCTGCATATTTTCTTGCTACTAATGATTGGTCGCCTCCCCAAATACCACCCATACTAGCAATACTTCTTGCTTTAATTGCTTTATCAAAGAAACTGAAACTAGTTACACCTAACCAAAATGTTGGTGCCACACCAGTTCCTCTTGTTGTTTCTTTTCCCACGCCTACAGCTAAGCGTCGTCCCACGAATTTTGCGCACATAGATTTTTTATTTTATTTTTATTATATTAAACGACCATCATATATTATTAAGGTCAATAGAAACACGACACTTTAAATTAATTTCACATACTCGATATTGGTCTTCGCCACCAGAATATCCCCAAGCTGATGGTGTCGCAAAGACATTTATAAATGTATATCCACTTGGAACCTCTAATCCTGATAAGATATAATCTCTATCAAAATCATCTATAACACTGCTCACTAACTCTCTCATTACTACTTCAGCATCATCTTCTGTCCTTGGCTGTGTTCTTCTTACAAATAACATTATTTTAAAAGCATATATTCTTACATTTTCACTATTTGTTTCATAATCCCCCTCATTAGATGATGGAACAATAATAGCAACTGGGTCACCTTTAAATTGGCCAGCTTCATATGTAAATACTTCTTCAATTTTTGTATTATTTTTTAATTTATCTTTTAGAAATTTTATCAGATTCTCAAACATATTATCGGGCTAGTTCATTAACTATATTATTAATTTTATTATCAAATATTTTTTGTACATAAGGAGTCATTTGAGTAGCAGTTCTTTCAACGAATGGATTTGGCTTCTGCCCTTTTATTGACCTAGCAAAAACTTTTTTACCACCAATATTGAATACTAATATACTTGATTTTCTTGGATAGATTCTTCCTTTTCCTGCATATATACCAGTTCCAAAATGTACATAGAGTGCATATTTAGTTGATTGTAAATCCGGCCCAACTATGCCAGTTAATCCTGTTTGTCTTGCATAGATATTTTTTCTCAATTCTCCTTTTGCGTGTGGTGCCTCTTTAACCATTATTGGTCTTATGATATGAATTGATTCTTTTATTGCACTTACAAGATGTTTAGTTACTATTGATGGTGATTGAGCAAAACTTTTTTTGAGTGTATCTAATCCTTGTATTTCGATTGTATAACTCATATTATGATTTGGTTACTTCTAATACAATAATTTTGTAATCAAAACTTCCAAAATTTCTTCTGCTAACTCCCCCAGAAACTACAGTATATAAAACACCTTCTGGGTCTTTCAATCGGTCTCCTTCTTTTACATCTGCTTCCCCTTCCATATATAATCGAAATGTCTTACCAAAAACCCCTTCTGATATTTGTCCTTTTTCTAAATCAGTAGGTTGAAGATGTCCCATTTCTGCTGTTACAGTAGAATATGCAATTCTGCTTCCAGAAGTAGTAACCATTCTTGCTATTATTATTTTCTTGTTGAGCAAATGCGTGAGTTTGATATGATTATATTTAATTAATTAATTTTATAATTGAAATATTTTATAATTATCAAGTATACGGTCGACTGATAATATATTTGGGCTATCTTCTAACATTTCAAATGCTACTGAATAATCTCCTAAACTTTCATTTTTAATTTTACCGCCTTTTAATCCTGGCTCTATTGCACTAGCGGCTAAAATTGTTGCGGCTAATTCTATATCTTTTGGTACTGTAGATTTATATCCCCATTTAGCAGTTATTTTTATTCTTTTTTTACCTGAGAAAAATGCACCGACTGTTGCAGTATGTAATAATTTTATTCTATATATTGGTGTATCATTATAAGGATAAGCAATATAATCATTTCCTGCACCAGCTGTAAGTGTAAATTCAACATCAGAACTATCTAATTCTAAAATTTCTACTGAGGTAATTTCAGTACATTCATCTATATCTATTTCTCTTTTTCCATTTCCATCATAATATTTTGCACTTGCTACTGCTTCTTCAAATCCATTTCTTCGACCTGTGTAATTATTTATGTAAATTTCAGCGGCATTAATCCAATATTCAACTTGAGTATCAAAAACACTACCGATATCAGTCATAAGGTAATTCTCTATTTTTGATTTTGTTGTGTACATAATTTTATTTTAATCAACATCATCTGCTGTTAATTTTTTATATACTCCATCTTTCTTTGTATATGGAGTTGTTTTTGATTTATATATAAATTTATCTTGTGCTTGTATTGTAATTTCATCTGATATTGTGATACTATCTGAAGTTTCAACTGAATAATATGCCAATGCTAATGTTTTACTTTCTGTTATTGTAATTGAATCTGATATTGTTATATCAACCGAAGTATAATTTGATATATTTTCTGATATACTTATATCTTCACTAGTTGATATATTATTTTCTAAACAATTATCTACTATATCTGTAATGGATATCGAATCATTTACATCAATATTTATTTGAGCTGATATTATTGATAATGCTACATCTTCTGAAGTTACTATTGAATCATAAGTATTTATACAATAATCAGTAAAACATAATTCTACATATTCTGATATTGATATTCCATCGTTAATATTGATATCAAGGTCTGAAATATTTTCTGCTGCATTTTCTGAAATCGATATATTATCATTAGTATTTATATCAGCCAATGTTGAATTTGATTGTATATTTTCAGTTATTGATAAATCATCAGTAACAATTATATTGAATACTCCAGCGGTTTCAACTAATAATATTATATCTTCAGTGATTGAAATATTATCATTAACATTTATATCTGAATCTGATATTTGTATTATATTATTTTCAGCTATTGATATTGAATCACTTGTTTCAATAGTTAATGAAAATGATATATTAACATCTTCTGATATTGATTGACTATCATATATATCAATATTTGAATCTGATATTAATATAGATATATTTTCAGTTATAGATAAATTATCACTTACTATGATATTTGACTCTGATATACTTTGACTGATATTTTCAGTTATTGATATAGTATCAATTACCGATATGTTTGATTCTGATATTGTCTGAGTGGTATTTTCTGTAATTGTTAAAGAATCGTCTTTTGATATATCTAAATTATCTAATGAGATTACAATATTTTCTGAAATAGAAATATTATCATTTACACTAATATCTAAATCAACCTCTGGTGCAATAATTTCTACATTTATGTTTTCATCAATAGTAATCTGGTCTTCATAATAAACAAGTTCATCTTCTATTGTTATTGAATCATATATCGAAATTTCAAAATCAGTTTCTAATACTTCTTCTGTGTTATCTTCAGTTATTGATATTGAATCATTAATATTAATATCAGAATCTAAAATATTATTAGTAATATTTTCTGTAGTTGATTGAGTATCATTTACTGATATAGATAAATCTCCGCCACCTGACGCAGTATATGTAGCATAAACTGAATATTTATTATCATTCCTAGTTGCATCTGTTGGATTAGTTGGAGTGGTATAATTATTTGTTTCATCAACCATTCCTTGATTTGTATCACCACTATCGTAACTATATTGTAATTGAGAACCAGATGGACATATATATGACAATATATATGATGTGCCATTACTAATACTGGGTGCTGTTGAAAATGATGATGTAAACCACCCAAATGTAGTAGTAACTGCATCACCAACACCATTTGAAACAATATTAAGATTACTATTTAAAACTACAACTCCTTTACTATTAGTTGTTCCTCCAAATAATTTACTACAATAATATGTTAAACTATCTATTGTGCCATCCCCTGGTGCAGAAAATGCTGAACCGACAATAGATTGTGAAGCATACGGATAATCACTTGCTCCCGCAGTTGTATATCCAAAAGTAGGGTCAACGATAATAGGATAAGTTCCAGAATTGAGAAAAGTTTCGGGAATAGTAATAGTTAATTTTTTATTTTCAACATCAATATTCAATTCTCCCCAAACCCAATTACCAATACTATCTACTATTTTCGGTCTATAGATATGAAACGCTTTACCCGTTTTATATTCATTATTACTTTTACTATTGTGATAAACAGCATATGAGCCAATAATGTTTTCAGGTCTTATAGCACCATCATCTATTTCTTGTTGTGTAAGTTCTGATTGATAATAAAAATCTAATCCTTTTGTTTCAATAGAGAATTCAACAATATTAGATATTGGTTTTTCTTTCAATATAACCTCAAATTCAAATCCACCATTTTCAGCTATTTCTGGCTTATCATAGAAATGAGCTTCTATTGTTTCTTTTTGATATTTTATTATCTCATTCTCAGTAACAATAGTAGGAACACCCAATGTAGTATCAATATATCTAACACTAAAGTTAGTTTCATTGTCCCAATTTTTTATTTTTACCTGAGGATAGAATTCTTCTTGTTTTATATCACCAATTTCAGTTTCAATCTTTGTTGCACTAATATCTTTAGTAGGTAATATAAATGTATTATTACTAACAGTATATTTATCAGATATTTCTTTTGATAATGTAGTAGGAATTTCAATCTTTTCTAATATCTCTGGCATATTAATTGTAAAGAACAAAAGCAAATGAAAACTTTAAACTTTCATCTAATTTCATTCTAATTAATTTGTTAGGTGGATTACTATAATTATGCACGCCAGAAAATAATATTTTTATTACAAAGTTTTCTACAACATTTTTTATAAAATTAATAATTTTTTCAATACTTTTTTTAACACAATAAAATACATCAGTTATGCTGATTGTTTCTACTATTCTTATTTCTAATGTATTTATATTCATATTATCTACCAAATACTGCTGTTGGTTTTATTTTATCAGATACATTTATACCTAAATCATTTCTTTTTTCATTACTTTTTTCTCCATCTAATTTAGCCATACATAATGGACACCAAGTGAATGACATACTATCGTGTTTATAATTTAAATGGTCTTCCCTCCAGTTTTCTTTTAGTAAATTTTCTGGAATATTCGATGTTACCATATTTTTACTGTTTTTTTATTTAATAATGTAGGATTAATATCTGCTAGTGATGTATCCATAGTTATATTTTCAACTATATTTTGAATATCACTTACGTTTATTGTTGATAATTCATTTAATATTGTTATTACATCTGTAATATTTACATTGTCATAATTATTAATAAATGTTTCGATAATTATATTTGATATTACATCAGTTAATGTTACTGAACTAGATATATCTATATTGTTATTATCTAGTGCTGTAATGATACTTTCTGTGATTGATTGGGTATCATAATTATTAGAATCTCTAGTATTATCAATAATAACATCAGTAAATTCTATGTTTGTTTGTGTGTCAGATTTATTTACATCTAAATCTATTGCTCCACCGGGAGTTTCTGGAGTACCATCAACTATTAATGTTGCGGGTGCACTTAAACTCAGACTCTCAACTGCTACCCAACCATTCGACCGTTGTGTATTTGAGAATCTTAATTCATCAATTCTCCCTTTAAAATAGTTATTGTTTGTCGCTCGTTGATATCCTATACCATAATTACTATCATTTGTATTCAAGGTTGTTGAACTTGCACCAGTCACGGTTTTTGAAGCACCATTAATGAAAATCTTAGCTGAAGAACTTGGCGCTCCACCATTGTAGCTTGTGACTAGATTAGTGAATTCATTATATGAGTATTGATTAGATGCTGTATACCAGTCATTTGAATAATGGCCGTTATAAAAGCCAGGCCCATCGCTCCACGGAGAACCCCACGGTAAATAAACATAAAGATGGTCTGACGTAGATGCAGATTCAGTACCGTGTCCGAAAAGATTAGCTTGAGAAGAACTTGTGGAGTCTACATAAGCTCTTGCAAAATATGTCCTAGCACTTGCCCCCCCTATACCTATATTTCCAGTTGTTATTTTAGAACTAGACCCATTGAATGTCGCATAACTATTTGTGTAAGAAACATTACTATCTGTGCCATTGAACCCACTAGCTGTACTATCATTAGAGTTACCAAAAAAATGATAAACGGCTTTATAGTTACTATCCCAAACATTCTGACTACCATAGGTATCATTCGCCGCTGGCTGGCTTTCACCTGTTTTATTATACCAAACATAAATAGTTGTATCAGTTGAGGCAGAAACGCTTGGTACTTTTACCCATATTTCAGCACTTCCATTAGCTGGAGTATTGTTAGTGATAAAACTAACCACTTCACAAGGTATTCGAGTATTACCGTCAGCATCTGAACTAAAACGAATATCACCGCCACCATTTAGGGCTGGATTAGAACCATCAGCGTCAAACATTTCAGACGGTAAATTATCCACTGTAAATAAAACTGGAAAACTGGTAAGTGTTTCATCTACTTGGCTAGATTGAATTGTGAGAGGGCATTTACGCCCCCAATCTACTGGGAAATCCATAATTTAAGATACTGTTTTCGATGTATATTGTCTTTTATCTAATAACTCTTGCATTTATTTATTCAAATACTTAGCAGGAACACCACCTAATGGATACTTTCTTCCATCATCGGATATGTGCTCGATGAAAATGTTGGTGTCAACTAGAAATGGAAATTGTTTTCCTTCATATTCTGGCCATCCAGCTTTTTCAAAGATTTTATTTTCCATAATTCTTGTACACCAAGCTAAATCTGTTGTACCCCTTACTGCACCATATCCATCTTCTGGACTACCCCAATTTCTATCTGGCAAATCAAATACCCTTCTTGTTATCTGACCATTAACATTATATTCTGGACTTTCATCCCATAATGCTTTTAGAATAGATGTATGCATTAATGTGAATCCAAATGGAATACCATCAACCCAAACTTTATCACCTAATTTCCAATCTTCAAATGCTCCATTACCTCTTCCTCTATACATAATAGGTTCTGGTGGATTTGATTTTGTAAAATATAATCCAGAAACAATCGGTACTTTCTTTTCTTTCATATACTCATTTATTCTAAAAAAAGCATCAACTGGCAATACATTATCCTGTTCAATGCTCAATACCCATTCAAAATTTCCTTCTATTGCTACTTTAGCGATTAGATTTTCAGCATCAGGCAAAAGATATTTCAATGGCACATAGCTATTAATCCATTGTGTTAATTCAACTTGACTCCAATTAGTAGGAATAATTTGACCATATCTTGCGTGTACCCATTCCATTCTAACTAAACCAGTTGCTGGTGTTGCAATTAATATTCTATTATGCCATTCACCTCTATTTATATCTATTGCATTAGCTGTATCTAATTTATTTTTTTTGTTTGTCATACTTTTTTATACACTATAATTAATTATTTAAGATAACTAGGGTCTTCTCGTCTTTTGATTAGAACCACTTCGATATTTCCATTATTAGACCAGGTGTTCACTTTGATTTTCCACGGCTTGGGTGTGTAAATTCTATATAATTGTCCACCTGTAATAGGTGCCAATGGGTCAAAATATTCCCAAGTGATTTCATTACACGGATTAATATGGGTTGGGTCTTGCCAATATCCAGGTGAACCAGCATAAGGTGCGGCTATCATAAATTCACAATCTGGCTTTAAAATTCTCCAGACCTCGTCCATAAATTTTAGAAATGTTCCACGAGCGGGATTAATATGTTCAACAACGTGAGAAGCAACCGCTACATCTGCACAATTATCTGGCAAATCCCAAGGGAATTGTTCCAAATCTTGAACAATATCTACACCTTCCATTTTTCTAATATCTATTCCTACAAATCCAGGCATTTTATTTCCACCACAACCAATATCTAATCGTATTCCTTTTTTATCTTCAATAATCTTTTTGTTTTTGGTACTTACATTTTTCTTAACCATAATATTAATATTAAATTATTAAACACTTTATTTTTATACTTTATTTATTAGGAGAATCTAATCTGATATGTGACGTTGACGTTCTGGTTTGTGGCACAAGAACTTGATGCATAGGTATTACCTGCAAAAATAGTTCCACCAGATGAGGTATTAAATAAACCTACATTTGAGATATTTTGTGTATTAGTTACAAAGGAATTTGCACTAGCAAATTGTCCAGTAAACTGTGCTGTTCTACTTGATACAATAGATGTTGTTACTGCTTGTCTTTTTACAACTTCACCCTCTAATGATGTTGCATTTGACGCAGGAGCAGAACCACTTCCTAATGCTAAATGAGTAATAGCTTTTCCACCTGCACCAGAACATAACCATTGTACTACATAATCTTGAATACCAAGATTAGTAACCTGGTTCTTTTTCCAGCCGGAATCACCAACTACCCCTTTACCATCTTCTGTAATTTGAACACGAAAAAATCCCTTTACTTTCATTGAATCTTTATTTTTCATATTTTTTTATATTGGGAGAAGAATTAAATGCTTTTGTCTTCCCCATCTTTGTTTTTACTAAATAATCTTTTGTTTGTATATTTGTTGCTATTTTCTGATTTATTAAATCATTTCCAACTTTATCATCAACCTCTATTATTTCACCTTCTTTATTTCCTCTAAATTGTTCTATTAATTTGACTTTCATATTTTTATTTATAGGGGCATAATATTTAAACTATGCCCCATATAAACTATTTAACTAGGATTATGGAATCGAAGTCAACGCTTTAATAGCGGCGCCTAATACGACATTACCCGCAATTCTTTCAACAACTCTGATAGCCGTTTCATCATTTACAAATGCTTGTGTAGTATCTTGTGAAATCTTTACTCTCATTTGGTGTCTATCACCCAACCAATATCCTTTCATCAAATCACCAAAGATAATTGTTGCCTCTGGAAGGTCATTTGCTTCAATAACCGGAAAACCGAACATAGTCGGAGGAACACCAGCCGCAACTGGCTCTGCCCAAAGATATCTATTATCACCATCTTTTAATTTTCTCAATTCTCTGATGTTTGTTCTATTGACAAAGAATTTTGCATTTCGATGATATTTATTAGGAAGTGCATAAAGCAAATTCAAAATATTATCGAAACTAAGGTTGCCAGAACATGCAACTGAACCGATTGTACCTGCTGTAACAGCTGTAGTCAAACCAGTCGGCTGTGTTGTTCCATTACCTTGACAAATAACTTTATCTTCCTCTTCACCAATTGCTTCTGAGAAAAGACCAATGATTAATTGAACTACATCAATCTCAGTGGAATCTTCAATCAACTCATCTGATGCATATAGAATAGCGGCCATTTTCTTAACTGTGAGTGTCTGTTCACCAAAAGCGGCAGTTGTAGTGGATTTAGCTGCATTTTCTTCAGTCCAACTAACTTTCGGCTTTGTTGCTAAGGACGGGATTTTCATCACATCTCTTTTCATCGGAACTACACGCACATGAGAACGCATATATCGACCTTCCTCAATATCTCTGATGATTTCGCTACGGAATTCATCTGGGAACAAATAACCACCATCAGCGGCTGTTCCTTCAGATAATGCTTTCAATACAGGAACATTATTCTGTAGAATTGCTTGGAAGAAACCAATTGTCTTTTCTCTAGCAGTCATTTCTGATACATCTTTCTGCATCAATGCCTCTAGGTCTAACAATTTTGAAGTTTTCTTATCTTTCTTTTCATCTTTACTATCGAGCTTAGCTGTTAAATCTGCAAGCTGTTTCTGGATTTTATCCAAACCAAGACCAGCGACTACATCTTCAGCGGCTTTTTGAATAGTAACATCATCGGTATCACCACCATCGGTTTCGACCTCATCAGTTTCTTCTTCAACTTCCTCCATAGTTTTCAAATCTGTATCAACAAGGTATTTCTTACCATTTATTGTCTTTACTATTTTCATATTTTTATTTATTTTTTATTTTATTCAAGCCATAACTTGATTGTTTGTTAATTTGTTGTAAGATACGCACTGCTATATTTTCTTGAGTATATTTACTCTTTTGTGCCTTTCTTATTTGAGTTTTTTCATCGACCTTTATTTCGTCATTTTTAATTGCATTTTCTGGAGTATCTACTATCTCTAATTCCTTAGAATCATTAGATAGTGTTAATAGTTTCTCCAGTGCCTCGACGGTATTATTTAAATTTTCAACAGTCTTAGTAATTACTTCCCTATTCTTTTTCGATATAACTTTTCCTTCTTTTCTTTCTAGAATATCAACCATACTACCAGTGAAGTCTTTTAATTCTTTTTTATCAAATTCTTTTTTACTCTTTACTACATTGGTTAAAAGGCCAATTGCTTCATTCAATAATTCTTTGAATGACTCTACTTCTTTTTCTTCTTGTAAATAAACTTGATAAAAGGCATATATAATTTTATCAACCTTAGATAAATTGTCCCATTTCTTTTTTCTTTTATCATCATCTGATAATTGCTCTTCTATTGTATCTACTTTATTTTCCTTTTCTTCTACTTTATCTTCTAATGTTTCTTCTATTTCTTCAATTATTTCTTCTACAGATTCCTCTATATTATCTTGATTAATTTCTATTTTATCATCAATAGATTTTTTTATAAAATCATCTATCTTTTTTTCATCATCTATTGTCGCATTCTTTATTGATTTCTGACTCAGTGTTGTAAGTGCTTCTGCATTAGCAGGAACAGCAACTGCTGATACTTCTAATAATTCATGTTTGCCTCCCTCTTCTTGTGCTGGAATAAATCCCACTGACCAGGCTGTTAAATAACCATCTTCATACATCTTTTTAATTTCTCTTGCTAGTGAAGTTATTTCATGAAACATTGGTTCAAAAATAACTTGATTATCTTTTATTCTAATATTTTTAGCAATACCTATTGTACTAAGCGGATGATAATCATGTCCTGCTTGTAATACTGGATTTCTTTTAAAGTTTTTAAAATCCCAATCTCTAACTTTTATACTATCCCCAACTCTATCAACTGCTTCAGTAGATGCTATAGCAGTCATCTTACCATTTATTTTTTCAGTTAATGCTTGGATTTCTTTTTTATTCATATTTTTATTTTAATCTTTTTTTACTTTTATTATGTATATAAACTCCTAGAAATAATCCAAAAGCATATGACATTGCAACTAATACTAAAAGTGCAATTGGTTTTATCCATAGACTTATTCCAAATTCATCTTTCATTGATAAACATGAAATTTCTAATAGTCCAACGAATGTCGCATACCCTCCGATTATTACTAATGATTTACTTGCTGTTTTATAATCGCCATTATATAGAATTGGTGATATAAATAATGAAATAGCAGTTACTAGACCAAGTGATTGCCATAACAATGGAATTTCAAATATCATTTTAAGAGTTTCAGTCATATTATTTATTTATCTTATCGCAAAGTTTAGTTATTTCATTTTTCAAGTTACTTGTTTCTATTGCTAGATTACCAATAGTTTTTTCCATTCTAAATAATAGATATCCAGACACCACTATTGGGAATCCAAAGTTTGCAACTGCATTTAAGAATTCTTGCATATTTTGTTTTTAATTTTTATTTTATTCATTTTCTAGCCAACCTCTTAATGTAGTATTGCCACTTGCGGCACCATCTGGGCTTATTGCGGAAACTTTTATATCTACTAAAGGATGAAAATGGGTCGGTATTTCTAATGATACTGTTATCGCATTATCTTCTAAATATATTTCGGTATAAGCAGTAAACCAGCTATTTATAGTATCTGCTATATTATCATAAGTAGCTCTAGTGGTGAATCTAACTAATCTTCCGGATACATTTGCGCCACATGACATCGTGACTGATGTTATATATAAAACTTTACCTGCTGGCACCGTATATATTGCTTGTCTAGCTCTTGTCATTCCAGTACTTATTCTTGCATATATTGGTGTGTCTGCAAGATTTCTTATATCTATATTTCCTGCGGCTTTCAATCCAGTACCAGTAGCTGTAATCCTGAAACGGTTTATTCGATATATATCTGTAGCTGTAGTAGCAACTGGTGTAGCTCCATTCATTGTTATTTCTTCTGTTTTTTCTACTCCAGCATCATCTAAATACCATATTTTTACTTTTCTTACTCCTGTTCCATTAGATGTATCATCTGCTGAACTTGATACTACTTCCATCTGCATTTCTGCTGTAGGAAAAATATAAGTTCCTCCCACATTCCACATATCTTCCTCTGTCGCTCCTAGCCCCTCATTATATCCAGTCTTTGTCCACCCAATATGATTAGCTACATTTCCTTCTGCTATATCATATAAATAAGACATTGAGGAAACTCTTATCTTATTATCAACGTGCTTAATGCCATATAATATACCAGATTCATTAACTAACTTAACTCCACCTATAGCGGTAGCACCTGCTAATATTGTGTCTAAGCTACCATCTACTGATTGAAGTGTATTTTCTTTTGCTAAACTTTCTGACTGAACAAATATTGCATTCTTAACATTATCTAATTCAACGTCTAATCTCGTATCTGAATTACCATCTTTTATTTCTACTGCTCCAATTTCTATATCTCCAATATTTAATGTAGCACTAACTGGTAATGGATTATCAGAATCAATTGGCTTTTCATTTTTATCATATAATGTTGTTCTCCCTGGTCCTCCACTTCCTACTGGATTAGATACTGTTATATTTGGAATTAATTTATCAATGAACTTACCATCTTTATCAACTAGCTTTACTGCTATTGCTTCATTTTCTTTTTTGTGTTTACTTATATCAATTTTGAATATTTTATCTGATATTGCATCTAAAGCTTCAATTATACTAGAAACAAATGGTTGTAAAATGAGTGGCTTATACCAAGTTGGTTTTTTAATACCAATATTTTTATCTATATCTACTTTTATTCTCTTTTGTTGTTCTGGAAAATTGGATATTTTTATTTCAGTCGGATATTCTTTCTGTTCAGGAAAATTTACTACTTCTATTTTATTCTGTTGTTCTGGAAAATTATCTATTGATATTGATGTAGGGAAATCTTTAGGTTCTGGAAAATTAATTACTTCTATTTTATCTGGATATTCAACCAGTGATATTGCATTGATTAATTCTTTTATTAATCTTTCTATTTCGTCTGTTTTTGTTTCTTTATCATTAATTTTTTCAAGAATTGTTTCTAATATTTTAAAATTATCTGAATAATCTTTTAAATCTATCTTATTTAAAATATTAATTAATTCATCTTTAATAGATAATAGATTTGTTTTTGTATCGTCAGTTTCTAATAATTCTTTTACACTATTTAATAATCTGACTGTCTTTGTTTCTTTTATTTCAACAGTATCACCCAATTCTCTATTTATTTTTTCAATTATTTCTAATTTATTTGACATCTTGTTGATTATTAAAATCTTCCACTATCTTTTTTCTAAACTCTACTAAATTTTTCCTTTCTTTTTTTGCTATATTTTTTTCTTCTTTTGTTTTTTCTTTTATTTTCTCTATATCTTTCATTTTCTTTTTCAATTCTTCTATCTTCAATTCATATTCTTTTTTCGTATCATCTATTTCAACAATTATCACTTCTTTATTTATTTTCTTTTTTGTTGAATCTGATATTGATTTTATTTGTTTGAATACTGGAATCAAAACACACAAACAATTTGGATGCAATGGTGGATGTTCTGTTGAATCATAATCTAATGTCATTTTTGAACCATCTTCAATAATAATAGTATCTCCTTTTTTAAAATAACTTTTACCTAATCCGATTGTCTTTCCTTGTAGTGGTTTACAGAATTCACAAGCACCAGGATTTACGAACCACTCTTTTCCTTCGACTATTTCTGAATCTATAAATGCTTTTTCTGATGCTGAATTATTAAATCTTTGTGTTTCGGTTTCCGCAATTCTCTTTGCTCTATATTCTTCTGCTTTATCAAACATTATACCTAGTGTTTTCTGTAAATCTAATTTAGTTCCTCCTCCACCTATAGTATCAATCACTAAATTCTTTATAGTATTATTTGTTGTTTCTGTTACTGATGTTGCAAATTTTCTAATATCAGCTTTTATTAATTTTTGAATTTCTTTTGTCAGTTCCAT